TTCCAGAGTTGATGGATCAAGAATCATATTTTCAATCTATTGGTTTAGATAAAAATAATAAAATGATGGGTAGTGATTTTAATCAAAAATTATATGATCAATATTTAGAATCTTATAATAAAACATATCCAAAATTACAAGAAGGGGGCGGAGGTCCTTTTACAGAAGAAGAAAGTGAAGTTTTAGAATTTCTTTCTGACGGAACTCCTTTTGATATGGCTAACTACACCACTTCTAATGCAGAAGGAATGGTAGAAGTAGATCCAGTTATTGCAGATGCGTCAACAGAAGGAGATGTAAATAATGTACAAACAGCAGCTGATGTATATAGCAAAATAAATATGCCTGAATCAGAAAGGACAAATAGCTTAGCTGGAATGTTAACTGAAATAGGTGACAATCCATTTTTTAGAATAGGAACAAGTTTATCAAAAGTAGGTGTAGATGCTGCTAGTTTTGCTAATGATAATATTTATAATAGAATAAATCAAGAAAAAGCCAAGGAAGACAGGCAAGATATGTTTATGGCAGACAATTGGGCAAGTGTTGTAACTGATGCTCCTGGTTCAAAAGGTAACTACAAAACAAATACAGGCATGTTAAGAAGTACAAAGGACAGAGTAGTAGGTTTAGATGAAGCTACGTTTAATCCTTTTATGACAACTCAGTTTAGTAAAAAAGGAGGAGGAGTGAACAATGATGGATTTAAAGCTTTACCACCAGAAGCACAGCATAATATACTTAGCAATATGGCTAGTGGCGGTGAAGAAAGCTATTTAGCTAATAGAGATAGAGTTATCAAAGCAGCAATAGCTGAACAAGATAAAGCAAAAGAAGGTGGTGAGGCAGCATACTTAGCAAACAGAGATAGAGTTATTAAAAGAGAAATGGCTAAAGCAGAAGATGGTAATAAAGAGTATAAAAAAGCATTTAATAATGCAGGTGGTAATTTTAGCAAGAAAGAAACAAAAAGTATTATTGAAAATATGATAAAAAATCATGGTTTCAATAGTGATAATGACACTATTATTAGTAGTGGGTCTTATTCCCCAAATCCTGCAGGTAGAAGACGTGCACTTAATAATAAAATGTATGATGCCGGATTTGATGGTAATGTAGATTACAATAATATTTTTGATATTATACCTAATGATCCTTTTAACATGAGTGGTGTATCATTTATGACCATACCAAAAAATCAAATGGGTGGAGATATAATGGATGTAGATCAGGACTTACTAATACAATTAATAGCAGCAGGAGCTGATATAGAAATTTTATAATTATGGCAAAAATAAAGATAAATAAATTACCTGATGGTTTTGAATTAGTTGATGGAAAACTTAAAAAAACTGAAGTTAAAAAAGATGGTGGGTATGTTACAGGAGATCAAGCTGATTATGGTTTAGTTACAACTCCTCAAGAGTATTATGGATCTACTAATTTTAATAATAGTTTAGATAGTGATGTTAGATATAGTTTAACAGGTGTACCAAGAGAAGATGCTAATGTTGAAGCAGAAGGTGGAGAAACAGTATTGGCTGATTTAAATAGTAATGGTCAGTTTGGTTTATATGATATTAATGGACCAAGACATACAGGTGGAGGCGTGCCTATGTTTTTACCAGAACAATCATTTATTTATTCAGATACAAACAAAATGAAGTTTAATAAAGATGAGATGGCTGAGTTTGGTATAGAGACAGGAAAAAGAAAAACACCAGCTAACATATCTAAAAAGTATCAGCTCAATCCATATTTAGCAGCTATTAATGATCAGTATGCAGATGATATATCTACTACAAGTGCTGAGCTTATGCTTAAAAAGAATATGGGTAACTTGTCTAAATTAGCATTTGGTCAAGAACTTAAAAAGAATTTTGAAGAAGGTGTACCTTTAGCCGCATATCCTTATTTAACTGAAAAGGGTATAGACCCTATTAAATTTACTGCACAAGTAGAAGACATTACTAAAAAACAAGCAGAGCTAAATGCAATAGCTAGTTTACCTCCGGAACAACAAGCACAAGTAATTATGCTACAAGAGATGATGGCTCAGATGCAAGATCAAGAACAACCACAAGAAGGCAATCCACAAGGTAATGTAGGACCAGTAGAACAAATGGCAATGTATGGTACTGAATTAGATAAAGCTCAAGAAGGTAATAATGAGAAAACTACAAATTATAAGCTTAATGGACAAAATGTAAGCAGAGAACAATATATAGAAGGTAGAATTAGAGGAGGTATGCATATAAATATGCAAGGTAAAGTTGATCAAAAATTTGTTGAAATGTTAACTGATGAAGAAAAGCTTTTATATGGTAAAGCTTTAATAGATATAAAAGATTATGATCCATTAGATTTTGAAATTAATAAAGAAAGATTTCAAGGAGATTTATCTATAAGAGAAAGTATAGAGGAAGAGGTTACTGAGAATGGTAATAATGTAGTTGTTAATGAAACAGAAGATGTTAAAGTATATGGTAAGGATGATAACCCTTTTCCAGAAGGACACCCTAATTATCAACAGTTTGCAGATGCTATAGATAGAGGCAATGTTATAAGTATAAATGAATATTATGATGCTGTTAAAAAAAGAAGAGAGTTTACATTAGTTGAAAAGGAACCAAATCCATTAGATGAAATTAAAGAATCACAACAAGTAACAGTAACTACTTCTGGAACAGGTGAAACTCCTATATATACAGATAATGATAATGAAGTTATAGCTACGTTAGAGGGTTATCCACAAGTTAAAGTAAGAAGAGGTATAGCTTCTGGAGGTAATAGACCTGAGCAACAGAGTTCTGCAGGACAAATGAGCGCAGGTGCAGATTTATCTGACCCAAAGTTTCAAGAAGATTTTGAATTAAGATGGGGTGATGCTATACCTGAAGAAGGTTTTGATTATAATACACCTTTATATTTAAATGAAGCAGATAGAGCAGCAGGAAGAAAAAATCCAGCGTATACAAAACAATGGACTACTGTTCAAGAAAATATGCAAAGGTTAGATAATGAGTTTTCTGAAAAACATGGTTTAGAGCCTAGAAATTTATTTGCTGGTGATAGAGGGGGAACTAATATAGATGGTGTATTAGGTTTACATACATATAATATAGACAGAAGGTATCTTGCTAATCCTCAAGCTAATACTATAATTGGTTCATTAGATGATCCTGCTGATACTCCAGATCCTAAATTAAATGATGAATTTGTTCCTGAAAGACCTATGCCATGGATGCAAGATGTTAATAATATAGCAGCACAAAATAGATTAGATAATCCTTTAATATTACCAGTATTAGGACAAGCACCACCAGTACAATTAGATATAGCTTTAGATGACTGGACAGGTAAAGTAAATAATATTAATGCAGCTTTAAATTCTAAGCTAGATGCTATGAAAGCTTTTGGTAGAGGTGCAGTAGCTGGATCAGACTTTGGTAAAGCTGTAGCTTTAAGTGAGGATGCTATTAATAAGACTAATACAAATAACATTAACATTATTAATCAAGCTGGAAGAGTAAATGCTGATTTAAACATGAGAAACAATCAGTTTAATATGAAACAAAGAGAGTTACAAGATGAAGGTACTAATTTAGCTTTACAAAGGTTTACTGACTTTAAGAACTGGGATACTATTAAAAGTAATGAGTTGTGGAACACTATGCAAACTAATATGGCCAATACTTCTAACCTTAATAAAACCAAATCTCCTGAATTCCAAATTAGACCTGAACTATATGGTTTAAATACATTTACTGATTCTACTAATAATCCAAATGCAAAAACAGATCAAAGAACTGAAAGTGAGAAAAGAGAAGAGGAAGTACTTAGGTTATGGAACAAAGCAGATGAACAAGGAGTAAAAGATGAAAAAAATAAAATAGATTATATACAACTTATTATGGGAGAGAATAGTAAGAAGAATGCAAATAAAGATGATGATAATCCTTTTGAGCAATATAATGTACCAAGCGTAAGAACAGATGTGAATCAACCTACTGCAAAAAAAGGAGGCATGACTAAACTTAAACGTACAGCATACCCATACTGGATGACAGTAGGAAAGATGGGGCGTTAAACAATAAAGGTTTATTAACTAATATTAGTAAACTTAATAAATTATATTAATTTTGAATTATGGCAACATACATTAAAGGACAAAAGAATTTTTACCCAGACATAAAACCATTTACACCAGACTATAAATTTTTGTCTGCTACATTAGATGCACGTCAGGCTAAATATGATGCAGGGTGGAAAGCACAGAATGATTTATATAATAAAGTTGTATATTCACCACTTACTAACCCAAACAGCTTAGAGTATCAAAGACAATATGCTGAAAAATTAGGACCATCACTAGAAAAAATATCTGGTATGGATCTTTCTTTAGAACAAAATGTACAAGCTGCTAAGTCAGCATTTGCACCATTTTTTGAGGATGATGAAGTAGTGTATGATATGGTATGGACTGGATCATATAATGATGCTATAAAAAAATACCAGAATTTAGCATCAAGTAATAATCAAGAAACAAGAGAGTTAGCAAATAGTGAAGTAAGTTTACGTAAACTTGAAATAGATAGAAGAAAGTTTATGGAAGCTGGAAGAGGTGAATTACAAAGTCAACCGCTTCCTGAATTAATTTTAGATGCTGATTTAGTGCAAAATGCACAAAAATATTTATCAGAATTAGATCCTGGATTAACTATATCTTTACCTATACCAAACATCAAAGATACAGGTAAAGTAGATGGACAAGGAAACCCTATCCTAATGGAAGATAAGAATTTTATAATAACACAAAAAAATGGAAGCTTAGTAGAAGGACCTGCTTATGAACAGATTATGTCTGCTTTAATAGATGATCCAAGAGTGCAAAAGTTTTATAATGCTAAGTCTTACGTACAAGCTTATGACTTTGCTGAAACTATGGTTGGCAAAGGTGTGTTTGCAACAGAACAAGAAGGGCTAAATGCTTGGGCTTCAGAACAAATTTCTAGAATAGAAAACAAGAATCTTGAATACCAAACAAAAAAAGAATATGAATTAAGAAAGCAAAATGAAGTAAATGTAAACTGGGATAATTATGCAGCTAATCATGGTATAGTTCCTGGCAGTTTAGATGAGAATATTAAAAATCAAAACTTGAGTGATGCAGAAAGAATGAAGATTGATTTAGATAGGCTATTTAAACTTAATCAGTTTGCTGCTACATCTGATCCTGATGATGAAGCATTGTTTAATAAAGCAATGGCTCTTTTATCTAATTACAATATTGATACAGATGTACGTAAAGCTGCTAGACAATTTAGTATGAGAGAGATGGAAGTGACTCAAGAACAAAATAACTTTGAATTAGAAAATCTTAAGTATACAAATAAATGGAATCTACAAGTACAAAAAGCCGAAATAGATGCTGATGCAGCTACTATAAAGTATAAAAGAGATCAATCCTTAAAACTAATGGAACTTGGAGGAATAGATTATGCACAACAGATGAGAAACACTGTACAAGATGTAAAAGGTCTTGGTGCAACTTTTGCTGTAGATAAAAATAATAATTTTGTTGGAACAGACAACCCACTTGAAATGGACGTCATTGCAATACAAGAACGTGGTAATGAACTTTTAACTGAACGTTTAGGTATGTTAGAAGAGATGATAGCAGGTTCTGGTTTATATGATGTTCCTGATAGACCTGGTTTTTATACTGTTCCTTTAGTTGAAAACCCTGATCCAAATCAACCAGAAGATTATTACACCGCTAACTTACAAGATGTTGTTAAAAAATTAAGCAATAGACAATTAGATGATGATCAATTAGAAACAGACAATTATCAATATGCAAACGGTATAGAATCTTTATTTGGTGATTTACAAAAATATTATACTGATGCAACAGGTGCACATGCAAATGGTATTGATACATCTCCTAATAGTCCATTTATGTCTATAAGTAATAAACTATTTAATAGTGGAACAAGCATAACAACTCCTGGTTTATCAACACAGATTGAACTTTATAATACTGCTGTAGATCTAGCTATGAAAGATCAATATGACAAAGCAAGATTAATTGAACTTGCTTTATCAAATACTAATAAAAAGGACCTTACTCCTGCAGAAAAAAATATTCATTTATTACTAGAGAATGGATATATTTTTCCAATAGACAATGATTCTAAAAGCATTATGACTGAGGAGCAGTTTAAGGATGCTAACATGGCACGTATTCAATCAGGTGATATAGACCCAAATAAAACAATTGACTTTTATGGTATTTTCAATAATGATGATTTAATGACTACCAAACAAGTGTTAAAGTCACAAGATGAATTGGACATGATGTCTAGATATGGTAATGATAAGTTTTCTAGTCCATATAAGTTTGTAACTGCTTTTGATGAAAATCAATTAGATAAGAATTTAGGAAAAATATATAAAAGATTTAAAGCAGACATAAACAAATTAATGTCAACTACTCCTTCTAGAACATTTATGAATAACAGTCAAGGACTGGGTGCTATACCAGCTAGTAATATAAGATTTGATGTAGCAAACTCATCAGACTTAACATTGGCACCAAAAGCTGGATCAACACAAAATAAATTTTTAGGTGATTTTTATGCACAAATTAATTCTAATAAAGCAAGCGGAAGTGGTAACTATGGTTTTATAGGTACAACAATAGGTTCAGAAGACAGTGATGATTTTGTAGATATTTTAACAGCTGATGCTATGGATGTATCAAGCACTAAAAGTAAAGCTGCTATGTATATTTATGATAGAATAACAAATGAACAAAGCTTAGGTGCAGATAAACTAGCAATGAGATTAACTTTTTATGATAGCTATGGTCCAGAGATAAGAGATAAGACAGGTGAACTACAAAATGAACCTTACGCTGCATATGAATTAAGTAATTTTTCTCAAGAGTTAATAAAAGCATTAACAGATAAAGATAATTCAGTTTATCCTGCAGATGTGGATGCAAGTGATGTAACTGAAGTTTTAAGATCAGGATTTACATATATATTTCCTAGAAGCTCTACTATAAAAGCAAACCCATTAGGTTATGATGTTACACAAAGTAATACTACATTAGAGAAAAGAATTGCTAGCACAAATAATAACATACTTACAATTGATCCATCTGCTTATGCTGCACCATATTTTGCAGGTAATGCTGGACACGGTTCTTTTAGTTTCCAGAAAGTTGGTGGTAGAATAAATGTAAATGGTTATTTGAATCATTATGAATCTGATGCTACTAAATTTCCTAAAGGTTATAGACAAGAGCCAATTTCAACAATATTAGGTGGTGAGCAAGAAAACAAAACGGGTTATGATGAATATTATGATTATGTATTAGGTATATTATCTAAGCAAAAAATAAACAATGACGCAGCTTATACAGCAAAAAGCAAAGAATCAAAAAATAATTAATAGGTAAGTATGGAAAACCAAGATCCACAAGCCCTTCAGGAGAACCTTACAGGCAACAATCCTAAGGTTGATTTAGTAAATGATGCTAAACCATATAAGACAATGCAGTCTTTAATGGATACAGAACAATATGGTCCAGACTTTTTAAATATGGCTGACCCAGCTGCTTTATTAAATGTAGACAGGTATCAACGTGATATGTTTAAGTATGGTCCTGAAGTAATTGGTAATGTTTCTAGCAACAATCCTGGTTTATTAGATATAGGATATAATCCATCTAAGACTCAAATATCAGATCTTAGTTTAGGTGAGCAGATGAAAGCAACAGCAAACGCACCATCACAAAATAATTTAGTGGCTGCTGCACCAGATTATGGTAATATTAAGAATAGTAATTTTGATAGATTTTATGCTAGTCCTAATTATAGTGAGTTAGGCTTTAACCCTTATTCAAACAATGAATCTTTTTATAATGCTAATAGTAGCAAGTATGATGATTTTTCTAGAGCTTGGAATCAATTAGGCAGTCAATTTTCTATAGGTCTTGGTTCTTCTTATAGATCTATAGCAGATGCATTTGATGGAGATGGTTATTGGTCAGCTCCAGACTTAGAAGCAGCAAATACTATGGAAGATGCTATGAGAATAGGTTCAACAAGCAAAGGAGGACCTTTTGGTTTATTAACTAATACTGGTTTAAGCTTTGGTTATACAGCAGGTATTATTGCATCTATAGCAGTAGAAGAGTTAGTGTTAGCAATGGGATCAGCTGCATTAACATCAACAGGCGCAGGAGCACCAGCAGGTTTTGCTGCTTTTGTGGCAGGCACAGGTAGAAATTTAGTCAGGACAGGAAAAGCTATTGCTAATTTATTTGATGTAAAAAGATATGCAAGTTCTGGTGAAGCATTGGTTAGAACACTTAATAATGCTGAAAACGCTAAACAATTCTATTATGGTGGTGCAGAAGCTTTTGGAAGATTTGTTGCACCAGAACTAACTTATGCTATAAAGAATTGGCAAACAACAGGTAATGCTGCACAAAATTTATTTAATATTACTAAAAGTGGTAATGCTTTTGGTGCTTTCTATAGAGATATAAGACAATTTAATATTGCTTTATCTGAAGCTAAACTAGAAGCTGGTATGGTTAGTAATAGAGTAGAACAAAATCATTTAAAATATTTAGCACAACAAAATCCTGGTAAAGCTATTACAGCAGATCAACTATCTGATACAAAAGTAAAAGCTGCTCAAGCTGCATTTAGAACACAAATGCAAAACTTTGGTATAATATATTTATCAAACAAGTTTGTTTTAAGAGGTGCCTTTGGAAGTTGGAGAAGAGGATATAAGAATCTATCAGAAAAAGTATTTAGAACTAATCCACTAGTAGATGCTGTTACAGGAAAAGCTTTAAAAGGAACTTATCAAAAGGGTGCAACTTTTTTAGGTATGCCTACTCCTACAAATATTGTTAGACAATTTACAGCTGGTGGAATAAAAAATGCTCCAAGAGTTTTTGGAGGTATGATGTTAAGATACGGTGCAGCAGGAATAGCAGAGGGACTACAAGAAGTTTCACAAGAAGCTATTGCTGCAACTAATGAAGGCTACTATGGTGCCTTGCTTAGAGAGCCTGGTGCAGGTACAAAGAATTTATATGGTTCATTTGCAATGGATGGTATACAGGATCAGTTTACAGCACAAGGATTAAATACATTTTTATCCGGATTTTTGATGGGTGGTTTAGCTGGGCCTTATCAAAATGTTTTATTTCAACAAGTTCCTAAACTCTATGCTTTGAGAAGTAAAGCTTCTAGAGCGGATTATGCAAACGCAAGAACAGCAGAGGAAAAAGTAATAGCAGATATTATACGCCAATCAGAAGATATGTCTGAAAAAGGTGTAGATGGTTTAGATGCTATCTTAAATAATGATCAGCTAATGATGTCAACTATGAAACAAACATCCAATGCTATGGATGATGCTATTTCAAGGAATGATAAGTATGATTACTTTAATGGTAGAAATTTCTTAGAGTTTAAAAATTTACATGATAAATATAAAAAAGGCTCAATAGGATTTTATCAACAAGAGATGGTAGATTTTAGTCAGCTTGATGATAAAGCTTTAGGTGAGGCATTTCCTAAAAAGGATTATGGTAGTATAGAACAAGTAAGATCAAAGATACAAAAACAATTAGATCTTATTACTGAGTATGGTGATATGTTTAATAATAAGAAAAGCATATTTAAACCTAGATACAAGCCAGAAATGTTTACGCCTGGAACAAGAAAATATAGAGATGAGCAAAGATTAAAAAAGGCATATGAACATCAAGAAATGTTTTATATGTTTACTCAGAATGCATTTAAAGATGCACTAAATAGAAAAGTAAAAATTGCTCAGTCATTAGAGTCTACTCCATTGTTTGGTAATATGGCTGCTAATGATGTTACACCTTTATTAGATAAAGAATCTTTAGAAGTAGAAGTAGATAGATTACAACAAGAGATATTAATACTAGAACAAAATGCTAATAATGAATCTGGATTAGATGAGATTGCAATTAAGAGAAATAAAAAATCTCTTAAGGAAAAGAAAAGAAGGAAAAAGAATCTAGATAGAATTAATAAAGTATATAATGATAATCTAACAGCAAAAGGATTTTTTGATCAGCGTAAAAAGAATAAGTTAAAGGGCCCAATAGAAAACTATTTGAATTCATTAGCTGCTTCTAAAGGAACGTTTGTTGATGCTGATGCAGTGGATAATGCAATTAATGAAATAGTAGACTACGCAGCTTTATCTCAAGATGCATTCTTGTTTAACAATACTATAGATTATTTATTAGATCCTAATAAAATGGAAGACTTAATAAATAGATCTGCAGAATATTTTAAAGTATTAGAGGCTAATCAAAAACAAATAATAATAGAACAAACTAAAGCCCAGCTAGTATTAGATAAACAAAACCAGATGCTAAATAGTTTAGCTGCAGAAGATGTTTATTTAACACCGGAAGCTACTCAAGCTTTTTTAGAAACAGGAGAAACATCTTCAATAGACCAGTCAAATTCATATTTATTTGCAGGCAGATTACTAGATCCATCTATACTGGAAGATGCTATAATTATCAATAATATAATTAATCCAATAATAAATAGTTATAATCTACAAACAGAAGAACTTGCAAAAGCAGAGAGGTCACAAGAAGAAGTTGCTGATGAGAGTGCAAAGGATGTTAATCAGATTTTAGATGATGCTGGTATAGAAAATGTAGAAGTAATACCAACAATCAATTCTGTTGTATTAAATAGAACATTAGAAGACCAGTTTAGACAATATCAGGCTATACCTAATAGAGATTCATTAAGTATAGAAGAATGGAAAGAAAGCGCTGCTGGGATTAACATACAAACAGCCTATGATGCTATTAAGAAAATATGGTCAAAAGGATATCCAGTATTGGTTAATGGTCAGGTTGCAGAATTAATTCCAACAGAGAGTGATATAAAAAATGAAACAGGCTTTCAAGATTTTATAAACGGACCTGCAGCAGAGAATGCAGATATATTAAATATACTAGATCAATTAAATTTAAATCTGTCTATTTTTCAAACAGTAAGACAGAAGCCTTCAAATATTATTTTTGAAGGGGCAATAGTTGATGTAGAAGAAAAGGTTATAAATAAAAGAGATAAAGCAAATACATCTATTTATACAATACTAGATAAGAAAGGTAACAAGATATCTCAAGAGCTTAGACAAATTATTGGTGCCAATAGTTTAGGTGTATATAGTATAAAAGCTGATGCAATTCAAGCTGCTGAAAAATTAGAAAAAGAGGTTGATACAGGAGGAGTATATAGATTTGGTGGAATAAATGGGCTATCTATAAGTAAGAATGAAAGAATAATTAATAAGCAAGGGGAAGTATTTGTAGTTAATACAGGTAAAACATCATTTGATAAAGGCTCTCAACAAAGTATATTTATTATTCCTTTTAATAAGTTTAGTAATGACTATTATACTAACCTAGAGAACTCAATACCTATTTCAGAACAAGACTTTATAAATAATTTTGTTTTAGCAGCACCAATTAATTTTGATAGTTTAGGTAAAACTTATTCTAAAATACGCCCTAATGAAATGATAGAGGCATGGTCACATAAAAATAATTTTACTGAGCCTAAAGACAGTGCTAATGAAAGAACAGATTTAATTATTAGTAATTTAACTACAGAAGAACTAAATGGATTAAATTTATTTATAACACCAGTAACACAATCACCATCAAAAAATTATGTAATACCTGCTGATGGATTAAAACCTAATCCTTATATAAAAGAGAATACTAATAGTTATAATATAGGAATACAAGTTATTGATGTTAATGTTATAGATAAGATCAATAACTTATATGATACAAATCCTGATATAACTAGACTAGAAGAATCAGCTAATAATGTATTTGCATATTTACCAAGTCAAAGATTCAGTTTTTTTGATAAAGATGGAAAAGCAGTTATGCCACATGACTTTGATGTAGAGTTTATGAAGAGTGTAATTAAATTTGATAAAGACTTAACTGGAGTGGAAATAGATTCTCAATCTAATTTATCACCTGGTGTGCAGACTCTACAATATATACAAGAAAATTTTGCTAAGGCTGCAGTTTTAAATCAAGCAATACAAAAACTAGCTAATCAAGATGGTAGAGGAGAGGCTATATTTGGTGAATTACCAGATGGAATAAGAATAAATTTATTTGAGGGTTATGATAACTATACATCACCAAATACTTTTACTTCATTAAAAGATTTAAAATATAGTTCTGATGGTTTAGGTAACTATTTAATATATGATATTAGTGTAGGAGGAAATAATTCAGCACCAAAAGTTATTAGTAATTTAGAAGGTGATGCATTAGATGTGTTAAGAGAAGAGACTGAAGCTGCATTAAAAAGAAACGGCTTATGGAAACAAAGTGTAGAGGGCGGAACTAATAGATATATGGTTGTTCTTAAGCAGCCTAATGGAGTTTATTCAGTTGTTACTTCAAAACCAAAATTACAACAGAAAGTAGACTTAGACATAGAACTTTTAAGACTTATCAATAGAGCTCAGACAACTGTAGAAAGCAATCTTGATAAAGATAAAAAACCAAAAGACATAAACTTTAATGAAGAGTTTAATAAAGAAACTTTAAGTAAAATATTTATAACAAGCAAACCTGGATCTAAAAGAAAAGTATTTTTAGATGTAGATCAGTATGGTAATATTAGAATGAGAGTTAAAGATGCTATAGCTAATGAAAACAGAACATTAGGTGGTGCATTATATAAGCAGACAGGAAAGACACAATATTTATATCCGGCAGATCTTAATCTAGGTGTTGCAGAAGAAACAAGAAAATCACCACAAGATTTAATACAACTTTTGTTAGATAAAATTAATGGAGATGAAAATTTAGGAGAGGGTACAATATCTTTAAAAAACTTTACAACATCTATAGCAGAAGACGCAAGTATAACTGATTTCTTAGTAGACTTGGAAACAGCTATAGACCCTAATCAATTAAGAAAAGGATTTAGACTTTTAACAACAGCTAATCCTAAATCAATTGGAAGAGAGTTATCTAAAGGTAACATATCTGTCACACCTTTAATAGAAGAAAGTGCACCAGAGAATGTAGAAGTATTACCAGATATAGCAGAAGAGGTAGAAGTTTTAGAAGAGGTAAGTGATTTAAATTCTATTTTAACTAAGATAAGCATATTAAAAGCTCAATTAGAAGATCAGTACGGTCCTACAAATAGGAAGAGATTAAGACAAGCATATAAAGAAAACAAGGAACTACAAGATTTATTTAAGAAAAGAGATGAACTAAGAGGTGCTAATAAGATTGTTAAAGGATCTTTTAACTCTACTGATGTAGAAAGTATTGATTCTTTTTCTGTATGGGCTTCACAAACATTACCTGATTATATAGGTATAGCTGATATAGCTACACTAAGAAGTAATTTAATAACTACAGGTACACGTGTAGGATCATTTGTTTTAAACATAAATGATATAGCTGGTGGACTTGATGTTTCAGGAACTATATACACAGGAGCAAATAGTCCATTTAGATATCATGAGGCTTTCCACGGTGTATACAGAATGATACTTACGCCACAAGAACAAGCTAAGTATTTAAGAATAGCCAGAAAAGAACAAAGAGCCAACCTAAGAAAGGAAGGAAAAAGTCTAGCATCTGAATTACAAAAATTTAGAAACTCTGCTGATACATATACTAATATGAGTCAAGAGAGATTAGAAAGAGAATACTTTGAAGAATATATGGCAGATCAGTTTGAGCTGTTTAAAACTGGACCAAAAAACACTAAGACTTCTTCAGAAGTAAAATCTTTGTTTACAAAAATATTAGATTGGATTAAAGGAGTACTAAATCAATTCTATAAAAATGAACTAACTTCATTATTTGAAAACATAGATGGAGGTAAATTTCAATCTGCTCCTATAGCAACAAATGAGTTTACTACTTTAGGATCATCTGTTGAAGCTAACAAACTTATACCATATCAAATGGTAGATAGAAATGCTGGTATAGGTGAGCTATATGTACCAAGCTTTGTAGCAAATGGTATAATATCTTCTATGGCAGGAGTGTTAATAGATAGAAAATTTAATTTTATACCTACAGAAGAAAAGCTAAAGTTCAATCAAGATGAAGAACTAGATGTTATAGTTGATGAGTTTGCTGAGACATATGATGTATTTAGTAATGCTAACTCACAATTTTTAGAAGGAAGCAAAGAGCATGACATGCTTAAGTTGCTTACAGCAGCATTTGAAGATTTTATTCCTCAAATAAAACAATCTGTTACAGACGTATTAGATATAATAGATCTACAGTCAGCACAACAAGTAGAAAGAAATGATGAGTTTATAGATAATGAAGGTTTAAGAACTGTACAGCAGTATGGTAAAGAAACATATCTTAGTGGTGGTTTAGATAATTTACCTGCTGCAGTAAGAAAGTACATAGGAACAGTAACATATATTGAAAAGGATTATTTTGGTAATACTACTTTAGTTAATGGTACGCCTATTACAGTACCTGTTAATGCTAATGTAGTATACAATGGAATGCTTAAATCATTAGAAGGTCTTGAGGATCCAGTAGAAATGCTACAAGCTATGTATGCTTTTTCACAAACTAATCCACAGACTGAAGCTGTTGTAAACCAAATATTTGAAAACTCAGGTATTAATATGCCAGAGAGTTATACAGAAGACTTTACTTTTGAACAGTTTCCTGAAGGTATTACTAACCCAAACTTTTTGATTAAAGTACTTAATTCATTTACAAACTTTAGAGTAGAGTGGTTTTTTACTCAAAGAGATATGTTGGGTAATTCAATTGTTCATTCAGCATCTCAAAGAGATGATTCTAATAATCAATTAGACTCATGGTCAGAAGGATATTCATCTAAGCTACAGTTATGGCAAGATGATTTAAATATAAGAAAGGATGCATTAAAAGCACTTGTTACATTACAAACAGAGTTAAGACCTAAAAAAACTACAATAAGAAACAATGCATTAAATGAACGATCTAGAAAATTATCTAAACTTTTATTTGATAATTTAGGTATTTCTATTAGTCCAGGTTATATGTCTTATAGTAGGCTTATGGCAAGAGAGAATCTTACTAAAGCACAAGAACAATTGCTATCTTTTCATCCTGATGTACAACCAATGACACTTAATGATATAGAGGTGTTTTTTGAGTTGATTAAAGAAGGAGTAGATTTATTTTCACCTGAGGGAGCAGAAAGCAAATTAAAAAAATTAGCTTTAGGTAATGCATCATTTGATGAAACAATTGGAGCTACAGTATTTAAGAATTCAAATAATGATTTAGTTAATTCACATCAACAACCAACATTTAATTTAAGAAAGACAAGAGCATTAAACTCTGCAAGTGAGAGGGCAAGATTATTACAGGATGATTATTTAAGTAATAACTTTTTATTGAACTCACCTGCATTTAATGCTTTAGCAGACAATAATCAAGTAAAGATATCTAGAATATCTGGCACAAAAGTTTTAAGAAGTTTATCTGCTGACTTAGATGTAAAATCTAGTTTAACATTAAAGAGTACAGACTATGGGAAATATACTCCTGCTGAATTTTTAGTTACTAACATAAACAACTATTTAGCTTTTTACAATTCTCTTAATAGAAAACCTTTGAAATCTGTACTGGTTAAGAATCCTGTAAATGGTACAGATAGTAGATTTGCTATATCTCCAAATTTAATTAGAGTTATGGAGTCTTCAAATACAGGTGATCAAACAACTTTACCTATTATAAAAGCAGTAGAAAAAATACAAGGAAGAGACGTTATTACTGATGAAGTATTAGAGGCCTTTTATAATTTTGTTGAGAATGAGTACAATAGAATAGTAAGAGAGAATGGTCCAAATAGAACTACTGATGTAATAGAAGGGTATAACACTGGAGAGTTTAGATCAAAAACATTTGCCAATAATGAGACACTTTTAAATATAGATACTAGAAGCGGGCTAATAAAAGAAGCACTTTCAGAAGAGCCAGCTGCATTTGAACAAGCTTTAAGAGCAGCTAAGCTAAATAAAAAGTCATTTAAGAAACAATTAGAAGCCAACTTAGATAGTAAGTTTAATGAGTTTGATAACTTAATAGATACACTAAACGTTAGAAATAGAATAGATAAGAAAATTGTACGTGGTATAAGTAGAGGTACTACTGGAGCTGTTAAAGAAGCTGCTAAGTCAACTGCAGCTATGTATAATCTAATTGACATGGATCCTATTTATAACCTTAAACAAGTGTTTTTTAATAATTACTTAAATGTTAAATCATTAAATGAGCTTTATTTAAGTGATCAAGCTAAAGTTTTAAAAGACTTTACTGATAAAAGTAAAAGAGCAAAGGGTAATAATAACTCTTTTATACCTGCTGAAACATATTTAACTGACCCACGTTTGGGGGTAATGCATGAGACAAACAAAATAAATTTAGTTGCTTTTAATGAGCCAACATTAATGTCTGGATTAAGTTCAAATTCTATTCAGATTGCAGATGCACAAGTATATGGTACTGTAAAAGCCACTAGACATTTTCAATTTGGTATTGGTGAAATGACACCAGCATTAGCTGCTGCATTAAATAAAATTGAACAAGGAGAAGTTCTACAATGGGAAGAGATTGGTGAGCTTATATCTCAAGGCAACATGTTAAATTCTAAAAAGTATGCGTATTTTGATGGTGAAACATATATAAAGATGTCTTATACTACTTTAACCAAAGAGTTAACATCTATGCAGAACTCTGATGATATGTGGGTTGCTAAGCCAGGTCAAGAAAAACTACACAACTTAAGAGTCAACTTAGAAGAATTAGATAAAGAAAATCAAACTGTAAGTATAGCAGCACCTGAATCAGCACTAAAAATGATGAAACAAAATTTAAATCCTATTAGTGATTTAAATGGTCAACCTAGTGGTTTTACAAACAATGCCACAACTATTTATGCTAAGTACTTTGGCTTACAACAAATTAATCCATCAAATAAAAAACAGATTACTTTACAAAGTCAGATGAAAACTCTAAACACATCTGAACAAGATCCTAGAAATAAGGATATTCAACAAACAATTATAAACTATAATAATGATTTAAAATATAGATCAAGATTAAAGTATAATGCTAAAGTTAAATTAACATTTAATGTAGAAGATGTAAGATCAGAAATAGATGCATCAAAATTAAATAAGATAGTAAGTCCTAACTTAGTATTGTTTTCTAAGTATGCAGTTAATTCTTTACAGGCTGGTCAATCAACTAGTAATCTAATTGAATTTTTTAGTTCTGATGAAAACAATCAACTTAAATATAATTTAGATAACCCTTATACTATAAGTAAATATGAACAGCTGTTCTTGACATACTTTAGTCAAGGTGTTTTTCAAGAAAAAGTAAATGGAACTAGTGTTGCATTAGTATCATCATTAGGAAAGAATGTATACAGAAGAGTATTTAGTATAGAAACCTTTAATGGTAAAGTTACTCCTGATAGACAAGAAGTAATAAGAGAAAATGAATTTCTTAATGGAAACTTTACATTAGATAATAGAAGCCTTGAAGAATTAAACACTGGTGATCCTTTACCAGCTGAAGGTGTTATTATAGTAGACCGTTTAAGATATAACTTAAAAGAATATAAAGGTGGTGAATATCAAGGTCAAAGATATTCTGAAGCAATTATGCCTCCTCAATCAAAAGAAGTAAATGACTTATTGGCTTATAAGAGTAAATATAGAAGATATAAAAATACTATACCTGATGTAGTTAGTGAGATGTATGCTGTACGTATACCTAGTGAAGACTATCATTCTGCCTTTAATGTAAAGGTTGTAGATTTTTTACCCAACTTCATGGGAGGTTCAGCAATGTTTTCAAATGAACTTATAGAAGTGTCTGGTGCAGATTTTGATATAGATCAAGCATACATACACATGAAGGAGTTTTATGTAGAGAAAGGTGAGTTTAAAGCATATGAAAATAATTATTCTAGTTATATTAATTATGTAAACAAAAAGGTTAATGAAACAGGAAACCAATATTCTGAAGCTATAAAATTATATAAACTACAAGGTGTTATAATATCTGATTCATTAGTTGATATAGATCAAACACCTGCTGAAAATGCTGGCTTTAGTAAGAATGCTGTTGGTGCTTTAAAAGTATTAGGTATGCCTATTACTCAAAGTGAGTTTAATCAATTTGTAAAAGATAATAAGCAGGCTCCTTATGAAGCACCTGTAAGCAATAAACTAGTAGATTATAAACGTCAATTAGTAAGTAATGATTATTTAACATCAGGTACATATCCAATAGCTTATAGACCGTCTAACTTAGATTTATTAAAGAATGTTTGGGAGAGTGTTAGAAAATTACCTGGTTTTTCAGAAAGAACTAACCAAGCAGGTAAAGATATAGATACCCTTACTGGACAAACTGTTGCTTTTACAAACAATAAGGGTGCTTCAATTGGTTCAGTAGTTTCACCAAATTTATATTTGTCTTTATTTAAAGAATATAAAATAGGTTTAGGTACTTTAAAGTTTGAGCTTGATGGTAAAGAGTATAAGTCTTTTGGTGGAACTTTAAATGAAAACGGAATGAGAAAACAAGATTTAATGTCTTCTCTAATAGTTGCTATGACAGACAATGCTAAAGAGTTTTTGGTAAGTAAGTTAGGTTTGAACGCTCATGCTACACGTATGTTATCAAATATGATTCAACTTGGTGTTCCGTTAGAAACTTCTATACTACTTTTAAATCAAAAAATTATACAAGATATATATAGACAAATTGATAATAGTGATGGTATATCTCCTTCTATTGGAGATAGAATAAATGATCTAATAGAAAGAGATGATAAAGGAAAAATAGTAAAGGGTATAGTTCCTGATAAAGATGCTTTAGAAAGAGGAGTAGCTGATAATTTAGAAGTACTTGAATTACAAGGGGCCTTACAGGTTTTTGCAAAAGTAATTACTATATCTAATTTTACGGTTAAATTAAATAGTCTAGTAAGTCTTAACAATGGATTAGGAAAAAACATTGATAGTATTTCTCAAAGGGTAGAAAGCATAAATGATTTTATAAAAAATCCTTATTTTATAAAGGTAAGAAATATGTTGAGTAGTTCATATCTATCTGGATTATCTGAACAACTATCAGACATAAATGTAAATATTTTACCAAAGATGTTTTTATCACAGACACCAGGTGTAAAAAGAATTACATCAGAATTAGTTGGAAGATTAGATACAAACTTATATAAGAATAGTGAGGCCGTTAGAACAAAAGTTAAAAAAGATGTATTAGCATTTGTCACATTAAGTGCATATCAAAATATAGATAAAAATAATCCTTTAAGTAACGGTATACTATATCCAGGACAAGATAATGAACAAGGTAATGTATGGCATGCAGTAGAACAACTTAGAATAAGTGATCCTGGCAATTTCTTTTTATTTGATTTTGTTACAACATACAAACCAACTGATAAGGGTAATAGATCAGGTTTGTATCTAGCTCAAGCAAACACATGGAGAAAGCTAAATAGATTACAAAAATATGATCTACAAACCTCATTTAATAAATTATACAATAACCCTGATACAAGACAATTTGCAAAAACTGTTATAAATTATATTATGGTTAAAGATGGTTTACAATTAGCACCGGGTGGTTTATTAGAATCAATTAGCCCGTATGTTCTAGAAGACTATTTATCTGAAATTAATTCTACAGAAAAATATTTAAGATCTAAAGAATTTACAGATGCTGGAGGTACGACATCTTTTGTAGAAAACTATTTGCTATCTGCATCTAATGCTAAGTTATTACCAAGAAAGTTTAATTCTGAAACTGATTCAATTGCAATAAAAAGGATGGATACTATAGACCGTCAGACCGGTATAGAATCAACTATATATCAAAGAAATGATCAAGAAAAAACATCAGTTGATTTGATAGGTTCTCCTTTACAGTTTGGTGCAGGATTTATGTTTGGTAATAGACCTACTCTAAAACAAATGATGGAGAAACCTGAAGTATCAAAAAGCACACCAGAGGTTGTTAAAGAAACAGAAGATACAAGTAAAACTGTACCACAAATATTCCGTAATCAATCTATTAATCTGGATGTAACAGACGAATCAGTAATTATAGATAGTGTAAATATAGTAGACACTGCAGAATTAGATGCTATTGCGGCATCAATTGCAGAGGCAACAGACAATATTACTTCTGAAGAACTAGGTATATTAGAAGTAGAAGAGCTTCCTATTAGTGAGAATAGACAGGAGTTGATAGGTCAGTTAGATATGTTTGATCCTTTTATTAGTCATCCTGAAATAACAGAGTTTTGGGATAGCAATATAGAAGATGGTTCATTTAGTACAGAGGTTAAAAACTTTAAAAGAGAAAATAATATTAATAGTTTAGAAGATTTATTAGATTTGTATGATAGGAATCCTAACTCTATGTGGGGTAGCCCACAAGAATTAATTGATCAAATTAAAAAATGTAATTTATAGTTATGGCAAAATGTCCAAATAAAAACACGGCAGAGTATATAGCATTATTAGAAGTTTATAAAACAGATCTTATAACTACTAATGTTATTAATAGTTGGCAAGAATCAACTGATAGTGATGCAATTCCTACTGTAGTAGAGGCTGCTTCATATGTTAAAGATAAAAGAGCTTTAAACAATTTAAAGCAAAAAGAATTTGGACAAGCCTTATTAAATAATCTAAGTAGAGAAAAGATTATTCATAGTCATCAAGGTTCTTACTATATAAATAATACTGATCAAGATACATTACAGATAAGTGATTCATTAATAGATTCAAATGTTAGAAGAGCAAAAAGATATTTAGAGGCTAATAATTTACCAGCAGACTCATTAAATATAGATAAGACTCCTAAAACATATGCAGTGTCAGTTAATAGTAATTTATTTACAGCAAAAGACATGCTTCCTCAATCAAGATCTTGGGACACCCCTAGAGCAAGGCAAGTAGTAAAACATTTAATGAGGATGTTTCCTGATGTAAGTGTACAATTACTTACACCTACAGAAGCAAAAAAGAAGTATGATTTATTACCACAGTGGAGAAAAGCTAAAGTACCTTTTTCACAGGTTAATTCTTTTTATGTTGCTAATAATGCTATTTTAATTAAAGGTAGAGTCACTGATGAAATACTAATTGAAGAAATGCTACATCCTTTTATAGAGGCAGTAAAGGTAGATAACATTCCATTGTATGAAACTTTATTAGATGAATCTAGACGTATGTTTCCTGAGATGACTCAACAAATAGAAGATGCATATAATAAGAAAAGAAATATAACTGCAGAGGAAAGGGAAATGGAAGTAGTTACTCAAGCTTTGTCAAGACATTTTAATAAAGAGTATGAAGAAAGTCCTACACAGTCTTTTTTAAATAGTATAGAAGAATTGCTTAAGTGGTTTAAAAATATAATTGAAAACCTTAATCAATATATAACTGGTAGAAAATTACCAGTACAAGCAATAAGATCTGATCTAACTTTGTCTGACGTAGCTAAGTTATTAAATACTTCAGGTATATCTTTTGAAACAGGTCAATCTATCAATGGTAGAGTAAGATATAATCTTACACCAGAAAAACAAAGTTTAGTAAATCAAGCTTTGAAGTCTTCTAGGACAGACCAACAAAAAACAGTTATTAATGAAATGTTTCATAATATAAAAGAAACAGCTGCTTTATCAGATTCATTATCTGCTAACACACCTAATAACTTTATTAACAACCTAGTGGTTCTTAACAAAGACAATAATACTTTTTATGATATAAATACAAGAGAAGCATATCAATCAGCTGGTGAGGTTATAGGTAAAACTGATAAGTTTTCTACAGCAATTAAAAATGATATTAGTACTATAGTTGATGCAGTGGCATCATATAAAACTTTTGAAGAAATATCTGAAGGTTTATCATTGGACAAAGAATTAGCACAAGCAGCATTTGAAAACATTAAAGCTGATATTGTAACAATCAAAAATGATAGTGATGTTATATTAACTAATGTTATTTTTTCTGACCCTAAAACTAATGTTGCTGCAAAAGCAGATATAGTATTAGTTGATAAGTTTGGTAATTTAAAAATTATAAAAATTAATATAATTAATTCTGATCAAGCATCTGGATATGAAGATGTCTTAGTTCCATTAGCATCTGGTAACAGATTAAAAAATAATAATGTTTCTGAGCTACCTCTTAGAGTACAAGATGCTATTCAGATAAATCTTATAGCTAGAATGGCTACCAACATGGGATATAAGGTGGATATGGATAAATTTGCTAGATCAACTATAAATATTCAAATAAATGATGATATATCTACACTCCCTAAACTAGAATATACAAGTACAGTTCCGCATAATGAAATGGATAATGGTATTAATGTAGACTATTTAATTCCTGAGACAGTTTATAATGTTGAAGGAGAAATGCTAGATCAAAAATTAGACGAAGGTGGTACTGATGGAATTGCATATGATTCAAGAAAAGAAGAAATAGAAGATGCATTAATGGAAGACATAGAAGTTGTAGATCCATATGAAAATGTAGCTTTAAGTTCTGTATTTGGTGCAATCAAAGATTATAGATTAGCTATTGTTACTAAACAAGAAATGTTAGACAAAGTAAAAAGTAATATCTACATGGAAAGAAGTAGTGCAGAAGCTAAAGAACAAATAGATAATACTTTAGCTATTATAGATCTAGCATTGATTGATCCAGAAAATAATAAAGATATATCTACTACATATACAACATTGTTGCAGGATTCATTAAGACAAATGAAAGAATACAAAGATTATATTAGTAATCCAGATAATGTCAAAGAAGATGGTTTTATTAATAAAGTATTAGGTTTTAATAGATTTATGACAACCTTTGAGGGTTTGTATAGCTTTAAACAAAACAAAGGTTTAATAGAACAATTAAATGCTACACAAAGATATTTAATAAATAATATTAATGCAGTATTAATTGAACTAAATGGTCCTGCCTCAGTAGTTAATAGAAAGATTGATAGACAAGGATTAGTAAATAGAGCACTGTTTGATTTTGCTGAAGAAGTTGTTAGAGTAAACATGAGAGATGGTTTTGATCCAACTGATAAAGTTATTATTCAAGATCATTCAGGTATGACATTTACTTTGGCAGACTTTCAAGCCCTTTTAACAACAGTTCCTGATATATCTAATTCAGCCTTATATTCAAAAGATTTATCAACAAGTAAAGATGCTATATTAGCAACAATGGATAAAATCTATAAAGCTCAAATGCAAAAGTTATTAACTAATATTTCTATGCGTGATAGCAAAGTTATAGCTGCAGCTGAAAAGCTTAGATTACTTCAACCTGGTGTATCTAAAAATAGGCTCTATGATTTCATGTTAAATTTTGATGAGAACGGTCAGCTAAAACCTGATGCATATGTACAACCATTAAGTTTAAAATTCCGTGAAAGACGTAGAGATTTGTTTGCTGCAACACAAGATGAAGCGGGTGTACCTTTTCAATATGCAGATGTTACAAATCTTGAAGAAGCAAAAAAGACAGCTCAAGGTAGAAAAGATATAGAATGGAATAAAAAACTATCTAGATTAAAGACTAATGTGAATCAGTTTATGAGAGCTGAAATAATCAATGATCAGAAACAACCAATAGATGGTGACTATCATAGATATACACAAGAGTTTAAAGATGTGCGTAATGTTTATGAAGAGTGGAACTCTAGGTCTTTTAGTTGGGAAAAGCGTAGTGGTGTATCAAAAAATGACTACACTAAATATAGAGCTAAGTATTATAGAACTACAGATTATGTAAAAGCTTTTAAAAAGGCAGGTGAGCCTACAGGTCAAATTAAACGTGATGAAACTTATCCATCTGTAAAGCAAGATTACATTGAACCTAGACTAATAGCTAGACCTATAGATCCAAAAACAGGTAAGCCAGAAGATATGCGAAGTCAAAAGTACATAGATATAATGGATCCTAAGGTTAATGATGCATTAGCTGTAGCACGTAGAGAATACTATGATATGTTTATAGAGTTGTATGAAGGAGAGATGCTTAGTAAATTACCCCCACAGACAAGACAAAAGATGTTAGGTAGTATACCGTTGGTAAAAAGTAATATTGCAGATGACTTAAAGAAAAACGCTTATGGAGGATTCTTTACCAGAATGTGGGCTAAGTCAAGTAGAAGTATGAAAAATTTATTTACATCTACTACAGAACAGAAAACTGTTGTTGTTAATGAATTAGGAGAAAGAGTGGATAGCATGCCTATATTTTTTACTGGTAACCCTAGAGTAGAAGAAAGACTTACTCAGTTAGAAAATAAAATTACACAGCTCAAAGAGGATTATAAAAACAAAAAGATAAAACTAAAAGAATATAATAAACAAAGAAATATATTAGAAGGCTTAGTACAAAAACAAAGAAGCCAGCCTACTATAGGTGAGGTAAGCACTGATTTAACAGATAGTTTATTACAGTTTAATAGAATGGCTGAACATTTTGAGACTATGGGTGCTGTAGAAGATACAATTAATGCATTAATAAAAGTATTAGAAAAAAGATCATACATTGAATCAGGAGGAAATTTAGTTACAGGAATGTTAGATAAAGTTACACCAGAAAAATGGAATATTAAAGGTGAAGCTGGTAATGAAGGACTTCAAAAGAATGTAGTACGTAGAGCACGAATGTGGCAAAAGATGGTATTATATAATAATGCTAAAGATAGTAAAGGTTTTGTTGACAGATTTGTTGAGGTGTTAGTTTCAGTTTCATCCTTAGCTTATGTAGCCTTTAACCCTTTTGGTAACATAAATAACTTTGTATTAGGTCAAGTCAATAATACAATAGAAGGTATAGGTGGTAGATTCTTTTCAAGAAAAGCATACTTGCGGGCAGAAAAAGAGTTTAATACAGAAGGAATGGCTGGAATTATTAAAAGAACAGCAATGTATGGTATTCCAGAGGTTGTGGATGTATCTACTATAGGTGCAACAAACTTTGCAGGACGTTCATATGATCCAAATAAACCTACAAATAAATATGAAGGTGTAAATGAGTTCTGGAGAATGATGGATGACAGTCAAGATATAAGAGAATCTGGTAGAGAATCATCTGGACAAAAAACTATTTGGGAAAGATTTAAAGCTATAGGTTATACATTACAGGATGGATTTGAATATGCTGTACAAACTAAAATTGGATCTGCTGTATTATTTGATACTCAGCTTATAGCAAAGGATGGCACAAGTGCTAGTATGTATGATGCTGCACAATGGGATCCTGTTAAGAAAGAGATTACATATGATAAAAAGTGGATTAAGTATGTTCCTAATAAAGTAACAGGAATAGAAGTTGAAATAGGAGGGCCTCTGACTCAATCTACTAAAGCCTTTGCTGATATAAGAAATGAAATAAGAGAAGTAAACAAACAGACACATGGTAACTATGCTAGAATAGATAGAACGGTTGCACAGAATCATTGGTTGGGTGTAGTACTATTTCAGTTTCATAAGTGGTTTCCACCAGCAATGAGAGCTAGATTTCAACAACAGTACTATGATCAGAATTTAGGTTGGATGGAAGGAAGATATAGATCATCTTTACAGTTTCTTAGATATTCACTTAAACAAGTGGCAACAGGAAAAGTAAAAATGAGTGAGGTAGTATCAGAATATAAAAACTCTGTCAGAGAAAACAATCAAACAGATAGTGGTGGGGAAATAAGTGCTTCAGATATGGAAGCTTTAGTACAAAACAAAGTTGGTAATATAAATAGAACTGTTGGTGAAGCATCTATGATTATATTAAGCATGATGATGATGTCACTATTAGAAAATGCATGGGATGATGATGAAGGTGATGAGCCGCTATGGGTTAAGAAAATAAAGAACTTTGCAAAATATCAAACACAAAGAACATATAAAGAAATGGTAATGTTTGTTCCAATATCACCTGATGGTGTACAAGAACTCTTTGCTATGATTGGTAGTCCAATTGCTTCTACAAGAACTCTTGGTGAGTTAGCAGAAGCCTTTTCTGTAGGTCTAGGTACTTTAGCATATGGATCATATTATGGTTTTGATAGCCCAGAGTTTAGAGAGGATAGTGATCTTGTGTATCAAAATAAACCAAGAAAAGGAGACTTAAAGTTCTGGAAAAACTTGGCTGACGCAGCACCAATTCTATCAAGCATACAAAAGTGGGAATCTTTTGAGAAACTTGACAGTTGGTATATTGGTAATTAAATGCCAAATTTTCAGGTTAAGTTCTTCTTAGATTCATAAAAAGTTCTTATATTATTATATAAACCAATAGTATTAACATAACAAAACTACAATATGAAAAGATATGTAAGTTTATTAGTGTGTATATTGGTTATGAATGGTGCTTCTGCTCAAGATGGTTCACCATTTTTTAAATCCCTATATAAAGATTTTATTAAATATGGTACTGTATACGGAGCTGTTGATATAAACAACTCTATAGAAGAAGATGTGTCAACCTATTTTGTAAGAACAGGAGATGGCAATGGTCTGTATGATATACCTGTTGTAGTAGACAATACACCTGACTATCCATATGATTATAGAATTGGTTTTGGTATTAGAAAGCTAGCAAGGTTTAGTTACGAGAGAAAACCAAGAAACTTTTATGATGGTACAGAAGAACAGTTAGCGTTTAGTGCTCCAAGTTCTGCATTAAAAGGCTTAGAATATCAATTACATTGGGAGAAAGAACGTTGGAGAGGTGAGATGTTTAGAAATCACAGATTCTTCATAAAGCATACAGGAGACCATCACATCTTTAAAGTTGAGTCAAGAGAGGTAGGAAAGATAAATCTAGCCTATGAATCAGCAGAAGCAAGATTAAGGTTGCCTTTAGGAGAAAAGTTTAGTATCTCTGCAGGTGCAATTTATAGAACTCATAGCCGTGCATATGGTTATAACCCTATTGAAATCTGGTTAAATGAAACACAAATAATTAACGGTCAAGAATATCCAGTTAACTATTGGTATACATTAGGGTTTGAATATGGTTATACTGATCATCTTACTACATACACAGATGCTGAAACAGGTCAACAAATGCAAGACTGGATATGGAGAGATCAAGATGGAACTATTGTAGCTTATTCTGATATTGATTTTAGAGAAACTGTATTTACAGATTTAATGAACCGTTATAATAGAGAAATGTTAGAAGAGGTGCCTGCATTTGGTGAGATAGCACCAATAGTAGGGATGGACTTTTATCATTATAAAAGAAACTTTTGGTTGCATGCATATGCTAACTATATATTACCTTACCATAACTACTTAAAAGGTGATGAGGTTGTTTCTTATTTAAACAGAAATAATTGGGGTAAGGGAGGATTGATAGAGGATAATGACCCAGAACAATGGGCAGACTATTCTTTTGGTGCTAACTTAGGCTGGAAGATAAATAAAAATATAGGGTTATTTATGGAAGGAGAATACTCTAAGATGTGGGACAGTGAGCTGTTTCAAACAACATTAGGATTAAATTATACATTCAAGTAAAAAAATAAAACAATGGCAGGAGTACCAGAAATAGGAGAAAAAACAAAAATAACTTTAGATTTAAAAACAATTGGTATGGTTGTGGGCTTTACAATCTCACTTTCTACAATGTGGTTTACATTAAAAGCAGACATAGCTACGGCAATGGAGAATCCAAAACCTCCAATAGAAAGAGTAGAGTATGATTTAAAAGATGAGCTTATTAGACAAACCATTATGGATACTCAAGAAGATGTAGAAGCTTTATTAGAAAAGTTTGACAAAATGGAAGAGAGAATCTACGAGTTAACTAAAAAGAATTAAAATGAAGTATCTCCTTACAGTATTATTGCTTTTAACAACAACAACTGTACTGTCTCAGGAATGGATAACAGATAAAAACTTTGAAGAAAAAGTTACAGCAGGATCAGCTTTTGATGAAAATGAAGAAGATGATGTAATTGTAGTAGAATTCTGGGCAGAGTTTAATAAAGATAATGCGTTTCAAGACTGGGAAAAAATTAACAAACTTGAAGGAGTCACATATTATAGATGTGATATTGCAACATCACCAAAATTAAAAAAAGAACTTAGAATTAGAATGGCACCAACCCTACTATTATATTTAAAGGGTGATGCATACATTAAATTTACAGCAAGAGCTAAGCTTGATCTATTATGCCCTGTAGACTATAACAAAATGGTCAGAGCTATAGAAGTAGTTAGGCGTGAAGCAAGTTACTAAGTGGAAAAGTATACACTTTTAGTATTTTATATATTTATTATTTTTACAGTTTGTCAACTATTAATAGATGACTTAAAACAAAAATAAACATGAGATGTAAAAAATGCAATTCAGCAATGACTTATTATTCTGGTGCAGGTGATGACAAATATTACTTTTGTCATGGTTGTGATATTGTAGTTTTTATTAAAGACTAACCCTCACAGCTACCACACTCTAAAATGTTTCTTGCAAAGTCCTGTGCAGAACTCTTACTAAACTGATAGTATAAGGTTTTTACTCCTTCCTCATGTGCATACAAATATAACTGATTAATTTGTTTAGCTGATACAGAAGGGTCTATCATTAAGTTAAGTGATTGTGATTGATCAATATACTTTTGTCTTTGTGCTGCTTGTAGTACGAGTTCCTTTGGTGTTATCTCTACAAATGATTTAAACACAGCCTTAGTAGGAAAGTCCAAGTGTTGTACACTTCCGTCTTTTTTAAGTATAGACTTCCATGTCTTATCATTATTAATACCATGTTTTTCTAACTCACACTCTAAAAAAGGATTTTTATAAACTGTTTTAGACTTAGCAAGATCCTTAATAAAGTAGTTAGACTTAATAGGTTCTATACCCATAGAGACTGCACCATGTATAAAGGAGCTAGATTTAGTAGGAGCAATAGCCATAAGTGTAGTGTTAGCATAACCTTCTCTTAAACACCTATATCCATATTCAGAGTTTAGTTTTCTTGAGGCTATTTCACTTCTATCTTTTATTGTTCTAAATATCTCTGAGTTAAGTTGTTTAGCTTCTAGTGATTCAAACTCTATAAGCTTTGATTGAAATAAAGAATGGTATCCTAATACACCTAAGCCAATTGCTCTGTGTTTTTCTGCAAAGTTATATGCTCTTTTCATTCCGGGCATTGTTTCTGACTTGATAATGAACTCATCCATAACAGCATTTAAAAAGTATACATAAGTTTGTACTGCATCAGTCTCTTTGATCTCATCCCAGTGTAATAGATTTATAGATCCTAAACAACACACAAAAGAATTATAACTATCTGTTGGCAGCTGTATCTCTGAACATAGATTTGATGCTGTAATTTCAAGTCCTATTTCTTTATATGGAGAATTATTATTACTATTATCTTTAAACATTATATAAGGATATCCAAACTCAGATCTACGCTGTATAATCTTAGCCCAAACTTTACGTTTTTTTCTGTCTCCTTCTTTCATTTCTTTCATCCATTCATCAGTAACAGTAATACCATACTGTAAGTTTTGTATAGGGTTACCTTCAGTACCTATGTCTAGGAACTCAGCAATATCTGGATGCTCTACAGGTAAATATACTGCACATGCACCACGTCTAGCTTCTGATTGTTTACATACATCAACTACTGTATCATACATCCTAGCATAGTGAATAGGACCATCAGCATGACCGCCTGTAGATATCTCACTACCTCTTGGTCTAATGTTTCCTAAGAAAGCACTTGTCCCTCCGCCATACTTAGACATCATACCTATTTCACGGCCTGCGTTTAGTATACTATCTAAGTTATCATCTATATTAGAACCATAACAACTAATAGGCAAACCTTTTTGTTTACCAAAGTTAATCCATACAGGAGTAGATAAAGAGTAAAAACCACGTGCCATATAGTCTTCAAACTTTTCAGCAAAGCCTTTGATGTTTAAATATTTTTCTGCCTTAATAGCAATGTCTTTTATTCTTTGTTCTGGTGTTTCAGTTATATAACCTCTAGACAGAAACGTTCTGCTATCTTGATTAAGCCAGTAATATTTTTTGTATTCCATGTTTGCTTTTTTAGAAGAGATCATCTTCAGTTATGCTTTTACTTTTTTTATTGTAGTCTACACTTTTTTTATAGAAGAAATCTCCTTCTTTAGTAGCTGTTATCTCTATATCAAACCATTCTACTTGTTTTAATTTGTTTTCATCTACTTCAAATATAGTTTTCATTCCTATTTTTTGTAGTGAGTTGTTGAATCTATTCTTTATAAAGTTTTCAATTGTTTCTTTTGGAAGAAAAGATAGTTCACCTTTTTCAAATATCCAGTCTAATATTTTACATTCTGCTTCATAAGCCTTGTGACAAGCAGAATAAATTAACTGCCTGAACTGTGAGTTAAACCAATGTGGGTTTTCTTTTTTTATTATGTTTATTAATTCTGCACCAAAGTTTCCATGTATTTCTTCTTCTTTACTGGTGGCTTCAACAACGTTAGAGATTCCTTTAAAAAGGTTTTTCTCTTTGTTAAAAGACATCATGATTAAGAACTGACTAAACAAACTAACATGCTCTATAAACAAAGAGAATAGAAGGACAGACTTAGTATACATTTTATCATCACTACTTCTTGTACCATCTAAATATTTTTTTAAGTATTTAATTCTACCTTTAATAGCTGGTACCTCAACAACAGTTTCAAATTCTTTTTCTAAACCTAAGATCCTCAACAGTCTAGCATAGGCATCTTTATGTCTTACTTCAGATTCTGCAAAAGTAAAACCTACATCTCCTATTTCTGTAATAGGCATACGCTTATATAAGTCTCCCCAAAAAGTTTTTACATTAACTTCTATCTGAGCAATGGCCAACATTGTTTTTTTAATAACATCTTTTTCTTTAGGTGTTATAGTGATTTTAAAGTCTTGTATGTCTTCTGTGAAATTAAATTCTGTATCTATCCAATATGAATGTCTTATTGCATCTTTGTATTCTAATAATTGTGGATATTGATAGGGTAGTATATTTAGTCTGGGTTTAAAGATGTCTTTCATATTTTATATGTATTTAATTGTTAAGGACACAAAAGCCACACCTCCTGAGTAAGAAATGTAGCCATTGAGTAATTATAATTTAAGAAAAATTGGTAAGACAAAAAAACCTTACAGATGATATTTTCATATTTTGCATTTACTTACTTAATGATTTTATAATTGTAATATATTTTGTATATTATTATTATACACTAATTACACTTATAGAACAAATATAATATATTATTTGACTGAGTGCTTCAAATTTTGTATATTATTAATATAGTGTTTAAAATTAATTATTATGTTTAAAAAATTTGTAAGTATATTATGGACATATAGCCCACAAGACTATTGGATAAAACTTTGGTCTAAAACATCTTTAGATGAAAAAGTAAGAGCGTTAGCTTCTGACTTACAGTACAGATATGGTTTGACAGCATCTGAAATTCAAGATGTTGCTAAAGCACTTAAAGAAGTAGGAAATCAAATGGGTGATATTGCAGGTGCAGTAAAAGGTAATGCTAGAAAAGGCAGAAAGAAAAAAGAAATAAAGTAATGTCTAGGATATTACACACTACATATGCTAAACCTAGTAGAGCTAAAAGACCAGGAGTACACTCTAAGTCTAAAAACTCAAATTTAGTAAGTAGTAAGAATTATAAAAAAAAATATAGAGGTCAAGGAAGATGAGAAACTTATGTTTATTAATACAATGGCTTTCAAGAGGAAAAATCTGTATGGGTTATTGTAGAAAGCACTTATGTAAAACCAAAGATAGTAAAAAATAAAACAATGAACATTTTAACTGATGTATTAAGTTTAATAAAAAGATCTGTATATGCAAAGACAGCAGGTCTTGATGATGTATTAGTTTTAGGTGTGAATGAAGAACCAGATATGACTGGTGTTGCCTCTCCTATTCCTTATAAAAGCATAAAAGTAATAAAGGTAAGAGATTTTAAGGTTGCTGCTGAACATTGTGACCATGCAAATTCTCCAGCTATACCAGCTGCTGGTACAGGGCAAGTATATCAAAAAACTGTAGTTGATCCAACTACACAAAAGTGTACTGTATTTTATAGATCCCTTAAATCAATGAGCAGCAACCTTACTCTTGCTACTTCTGCAGATGATGATTATATAGAAATTACAACAACAGGTGAACCTAATCTTGCAGCTAATGTAGGAACTGGTAAAGAAGTATGGAAAAATAAAGTTGGTGAGACACTTAACTTTAGAACATTAGTTGAGGGAACTAATATTACTATTGGACAAACTGCTGATGAGCTAACAATTACTAATACATATAATTGGGTAGTAAGATCAGATGGTGGTTTAAACCCTAGCATAAGTGTAGGGTCAGGATTTAGTTTATTGATTAGTGGAGATACAGGAATTACAACTAGTATGGCTGCATCAGGTCTAAATGGTACATTAGAAATTGACTTAGATGACACCGCTGTTACACCGGGATCTTACACCAATGCAAACATTACTGTAGATCAACAGGGTAGATTGACTGCAGCAAGTAATGGATCAGGTGGAGGAGGTAGTTATACATTTAATATAACAGATGGATCTACAACACAGGCTATAGCTAATAATGATACAGTAACTTTTACACAATCAAATTTATCATCAACAGAAGGTGGTCTTAAAATAGGAGTAAGTGCAGCTGACACAGTAACAATAGGTGTGAATGCTTTAGGTACAGATAACTTAATAATGTCAAGACCTACAGTTACTCCAGCAACTGTAGACTATATAATGTATAGTGATAGTAGTGCAGGTGATCAACTTATAAAGCAACAGATTTATCTTATGCCTGGTTTTTATAATGGTTTTTTAGTTAGAGCTAATAATATACTTGTAGGAAGCAGTGCTGTAACAAATGAAGAAGATTTAAATATTGTAGGAGGTACAGCCTTAGGTACTGTTGGTGCTGAGCTCACACCAACTGGTCAAGCTCAACAGAAAAGAGTAACTATAAATCATAATGATTATGGTACAGCGGGAACATATGCATCTCCTTCATCAATTACAACAAATGCACAAGGACATGTTACTTCTATAACAGCAGGTTCTGTTGGTTCTACAGTTTATAGAGCTCTGTTAACTCAGACAACAAATGGAAATCCAGTAGAAACAGTTTTAGAAAACACAACAGGTAAAACATTAACTTATGTACGTGTAGGAGTAGGAAATTATAGAGCTACATGGTCATCTGCATTAGCTGATGTAAATAAAGTATATATGACAGCTGCAACAGGAAATTATAAGAACGGACCTTCATTAACAAATATAACATCAGCAACTACTAATAGCTTTAATATATTTACCTATGAGACTTCATCTTTAACTCAAGCTGATAGTGTATTAGAAAGAACAGGAATAGAAATTATAATTTATCCATAAAATTATGAGTATACTAAGTAAAATATTTTCAGGAGGAGCTAAAGAATTAGTTAAAGGTATTGGTGGAGTTATAGACGAGCTACATACTTCAGCTGATGAAAAGCTTGCTGCTGAGTTAAAGATAAAAGAGTTAATCTCCAAGCATGAAGTAGATATGGAGAAAGAAATTTCAACAAGATGGAGTTCAGATATGAATTCAGATAGTTGGTTAAGTAAGAACGTAAGACCAATGACATTAATATTTTTAGTTGTATCAACAGTACTATTAGTATTTGTTGATGCAGGTTTTATTTCATTTGATGTCAAAGCTTCTTGGGTGGATTTATTACAATTAGTTTTAATTACAGTAATAGGTGCATACTTTGGAGGACGTTCATTAGAAAAAGTAAAAAACAATAACAAATAAAATTTAGAAATTATGCCAAACAATATGAGAAATGCTTACAAAATAGGTGGAAGCTCTTCAGCAAAGAAAAAAAAGAAAAAAGTAAATAACATGAAAAGATATGATATGGGAGGAACCGGAATGGGAGGCTTTACATCATCAATTGATGGAATGAGAGATCTTACTCCACAAGCTATGGCTATGGATACAATGGCTGCAGCTGGTGGTTTAGAAATGTTTAAAGATAATGGTGGTTCAGTATTAGATCCTGTACAAGGAATGATGAAAAAAGGTGGAGCTGTTAAAAAGAAAAAGAAAAAGCAGGGTTACAATTCTAGATTAAATGAGTCTTTAGGAATGAGAAACGGAAAGAAGAAACAATCTATGAAGTCTAGAAGAGATGAAAGTAAAGGAGCTAAAAAAGCTGCAGGTAAAAGAGCTTATTCTGGTAACAGATCAAGTGGACGTAAAAAATAATAAGGATGGCAGCTAAGAAAAAAAATTGGATCAAAGGGGCAATTAAAAAGCCTGGTGCTTTAAAAGCAACTGCAAAAAGAGCAGGAGCCATGAAGGCAGATGGTACAATTAAAAAAAGCTGGTTGAGAGAGAAAGCAAAAGGAAGTGGTAAGACTGCACAGCGTGCTAGGCTTGCTTTAACATTAGGTAAAATGAAAAAATAAAATGAATAATAGAAATCAATGTACATGTGGTGGCACGCAGAATTCTGAAGGAATTTGTGATGGATCACACTTACTTAAAAAATAAAAAAAATGGGTAAAGCAAATAAAGCATCCTTTCCTATGCAAGGAGAGGTGTATAACAGAGAAACAACTAATGGATATTATAATCCTACATCTATTCAACAATCATTACAGAATGCTGAGAATAAGAAAAAAGTTGCAGCTAGAATTAAGCTAGCAAAGAAAACAAATTTAAATCCACCACAAAAGTCTACTAGAGCTGCAGAACCAGTTCAGTCAGCTGCTTTTAGAAGTGGATATGTAAACGGTAAATAAATAAAATATTATGGCAGTATTAACAGCACAACAAATAACTCAAGCTGGATTAAAACCTGTAACGGTTACTCCAGGTGTAAGTGGTGATACACTTGCAAATACAGCAATACAATTTTTTCATGTTGAAAATGGTGGAGGTGTAACTATGACAGCTACAGTAGTTCCAGTTGTTACAACAGTAGTGGATCCTTTATTGGGTACACTTAAAAAAGAAAATGCAGTACTTAGCTTAGCGGCTGGTGAGGAAGGATTTTTAGGACCTTTTGAAGTTGATGCTTTTAATGATGCTACTGGTAATATAACAATAACATGTTCAGCACAGACAAGCGTAAAGCTATCTGCTCTGTACTTATAAACAATAAACAATGGGCTCACTACTTCAAGATGTTTTAACACTATTTTCAAAGAAAAAATTTGTAAAACCTCTACCTTATGTACCAAGCGAGGATGATTATTTTGTACTATCTAATAAAGGAGATAGTTCATTAAATGTAATGGCTTACTTACCTAAAGTAGATCAAAATTTAATTTCAGCTAAACAATTTGCAGATGCTATTGTAGTAGCTGCAAATACTACTTATGATTATAGTAGTATACAAGCACCTGGAGGGAGTGTAGATTTAAAACTTACAGGGTCAGATGCAAGTGTAGATACAGTAAAATTAGTAGCTGGTAATAATATAACACTATCAGATAACGGATCAAACCAAGTTACAATTACTGCTTCTGGTGGAACTGGAACAGTTACAAGTGTTGCAGCATCAACAGCTGGTAATGCATTAGATGTGGCAGGAACTCCTATTACTTCTTCTGGTACATTAGCTTTTACTTGGGCAGGTTCATCATCTCAATATGTGAATGGTGCAGGTGATTTAGTAACCTTTCCTACAGTAGGAACTGGGACAGTAACTTCTGTTGGTTTACAAACTGATGGTAATGCATTTATTGACGGATCTGCTGTAACAACTGCAGGAAATGTATCTTTTACAATGGCAGGTACAGCTTCTCAATATATAAATGGAGAGGGAGACTTAGTTACTTTTCCGGCTATTCCTGCAGGTACAGTAACTTCTGTAGCAACATCTAATGGAACATTTGTAAATGTAACTGGTGGAACAATAACAGCTGCAGGTACAATTACAGGAGATTTATCAGCAACAGGAACTCCAGGTAATACTACATTCCTTAGAGGAGATAATACATGGGCAATACCGGCAGGATCTGGTAGTGTAACTACAGTAAGTGCAACAATTGCAGGAGATGCTTTTGATGTAACTGTTGCAAACCCTACAACTGCACCAGCTTTAGGATTTACATGGGCAGGAAGCGCAGCTCAATATATAACAGGTCAAGGTAATTTAGCTACGTTAACAATTCCTTTCACAAGTTTAACAACTACTGGAACATCAGGAGCTGCAACATTAAATTCAGGAGTATTAAATATTCCTAATTATGCATCTGGTGGTACAGTGACTTCAGTATCAGGTGGAAATGGGATAACTGTAACAGGAACAGCAACGCTAACGCCTACAGTAAATATAACATATGCTAGTGCAACTAATGCAATATTATTTGCAAACACAGCTGCACCAGATCCAGATGATTTCTTTTGGTTTAGTGATGCAACAGACAGCACTATTAAAAAATCATTACTATCAAGTTTTCCAACTAACTATAGATGGCTTGCAGATTCAGTAACAGGTACTAATATAGAGGTTTTAAAGGATGAAGTAATTAAATTTAGAAATACTACAGGTACTCTAACTACTGTAAACTCAGGAGGAGATACAATTAATATAAACAGCACAGCAAGTGGTGTAGTAGCAGGATCTTATACAAATGCAAATGTAACTGTTGATACATATGGAAGAATAACTACAGCAAGCAGTGGTGGTGCTGGAATGACATCATGGACTGTTGGTTCTGATGTAGGAGCAAATCAAACAGTAGCTAATGGTGAAATATTAGAAGTTTTAGGAGGCGTTGGTTTAACATCAACTTTAGCAGGTACAAGAAAGCTTACACTTGATTTAGATAACACAGCAGTAACAGCTGGTTCATATACAAATGCTAATATAACAGTTGACGCACAAGGTAGACTAACAGCAGCAGCAAATGGTCCTGCAGGTGGTTATACTTGGGTAACTCAAGCAGATGCAGGATCAAATGTTACTATAAATAGTGGTAACATAGTAGATTTTGCAGGAGGACTAGGTATAACAACACTAAATACAGCATCCGGAATTACTTTTAACTTGGATTATTTAGGTGCTGATAACTATATTAACTTAAGATCTACAGTAGTAGCAGCACCAGAAGACTTTATAGCATTTAGTGATCTAACTGATACTAATGTTTATAAGGTTGCAATTAATACTATGCCTGGTTACTATGAAGGCTTTACTATACAAGGAGATTCAGGACTTGCACAAACTGTTGCAAGTGGAAATGCCGTTAAGGTATTAGGAGGAACTGCATTAACTTCAGTTACTTCAGCTCCAGACACAATTACAGTTAATCATAATGCGTTTGGTACAGCAGGTACATTTGCTTATCCAAGTTCAGTAGTTACAGATGCACAAGGACATGTAACTAGTGTTGTAGCAGGTTCAGCACCAACATTTGTTAGTTTAACTACGACAGGAACTTCAGGTGCAGCTACATTAAGTAGTGGTGTTCTTAACATACCCCAGTATGCTGGAGCTTACACTTTACCAGTTGCAACAGCAACTGTACTTGGTGGAGTTGAATTGTTTTCAAATACAGTTCAAACAGTTGCTTCTGCTTCAATAAGTACTACTGCACTTAGAACATATGGTATCCAATTAAATGCTGCAGGTCAGATGGTAGTTAATGTACCATGGAATGATTACGCATTACCTTTAATGACAGCTACTGCACGTGGTGGTGCTGAATTAAGTTCAGATATAACTCAGACAGTTGCTGCAAATGCAGTAAGTGCTATAGCTAGTAGAACATATGGATTACAAATTAACGCTGCTGAACAATTAGTAGTTAATGTTCCGTGGACAGATACTGCTCAGTATTCATTTAGTGCTAAAGGAGATACTGGAACTACAAATTCAATTACAGATGGAAATACATTAATTTTATCTGGAGGAACTGGTGTAGCAACAACATCAGCAGGTAATGACACTATAGAAATTAAAATTTCTGATACATCTGTAACTCCAGGTACGTATACTAGTTCTACTATTACAGTAGACCAACAAGGAAGACTTACTGCTGCATCAAGTGGAGCTGCAGTAGCAGTAGATAGACAACCAACTGATTACTTTGCTATGAGCACAGGAGGAATTGAAAATCAAGGAAAATCTTTATTTTCTGGAAATAACACTGTATCTGTAACAGGTTATGTATATGAAGTAACTTTTAACCAAACAAGATCTAATGCTACATATTTAGTTAATGCTAATCCAGAAATAGAAAATGCTGGTGGTTGTGTATATTGTGAAATAAGAACTAAAACAACATCAGGCTTTATTGTAGTATTAAAAACATGTGCTAATGGTACACCAAGTGGTATTAACCCAAATATTAACATTACAGTATATGCATAAAATTTAATATATTTGTAAAAAACACATATTATGAGCATATTTGTACAGGAAGTACTAGGACTATTAAAAAGAAATTTTGTTAAGACATCTTTAAATCCAACTGATGATTATTTTCAGTTTGTAAGAAAAGGTGCTTTGTCTAGAGCAAAAACTTCAGCAGGAGGTTTTGCTCCTCAAGGTCAGGCTTTATCAATTAGTGCTGGTAGTTGGTTATGTAGTCAAACAGGACCCATGGGTCTTGGTAGATTTACAAGCACTGAAAAATATTCTGGAGAACCTGGTATAATTCCTGTATATACTGTCCCATCAGGACAATGTAATTGGGATACAATAAAGAATTCTATAATGAGTCAGGAAATAGGTGTTGGAGATCCAATGATATATGTTGGCACATCATTTAAACCCGCTTCACTCACTGTTTATGATAGAGTTTTTATTCCTAAGTTACAACCAAACAATCCTTTCCCAAATTTCCGTGGTCAAGTGGTTTTTGCAGATAAAGATGGAGAACTACAAACAAATGATAGTTTTACTTTTACTAACGGCAACAACTTTTTAGTTAATGGATTTGTAAATACTAGTTTTGGAAGTATTACTACTGGTGCTAGCTCACCACCTACTAGTACTAGAGTTAATAACAAACTTATTTTAAGTGGTCCTGTGTTTGATGCTGCTTCATCAGGTGGTGGTACGGGATTACCAAATATAGGTCAAGTACTTATAGCAAGAGAAGATCCAAACAACGCAGGTGTATCAGACGGAAGAGTTTTATGGGGAGATCAGGCAATACCAGATTTACAATTTGGTGAATTAATTATAGGATATAAAAACCCTCAGCCACCTTCTGGTACTATTGTTCCAGCAGTTGGATCTTTCACTTCTGGAGCACTTGGGACAGGTAATAATAATGATGTTTTAACATCTGGAGGACCAAATGGTTTCCCTAGCTGGGCTCCCAATCCAGGAATTAATGGTAGTGGAACTCCATTCAGATTATCTGCATTTAATACTACTAATACGTTAATAGATTCTCTATTAGTTCAAGATAATAATCTTCCAATTGTAGATCCAAGTTTTGCTACTCAAACAATTACAAATTCTGGTAAGTGGATAAATACAGGTACAATGAAATTACTAGATGTACCTCAAGATGCTACACAAGAAAAGGTTCTTGTACTAGATACAAGTACAGGTCAAGTTAAATTTAGATTTGCAAATAGTATTGGTCTTACAGGAACTAGCACACTTAGAAGAGTACCTTTATGGTCTCCTGATGGATTAAATTTACAGAGTTCACTATTAATACAAAGTGGTATGGTTCAACCTCCTGCAAATTATCCAGTGGCTGATCCTAATTTTACTAATCAAAAACTTACTAATGATGGTAGTCTACAACAAACAAAAGAACTATATCTAGATACTGTAACACAAGATGACACACTTACAGAAGTATTAGTAAGAGATGCGAGTTCTGCTAATGAAGTTAAATTTAGAAATGTTGCTACAATTGTTCCTCCTGTAGGATTTGATACTCTTACAATGAGTACTACAGCAGATTGGAATCAGACATTTTTAAATGCATACATATCACTAGATGATACTACAGTACCGTATAGATCAATTAAAGGTATGACTACATTAACTGATGGTCAGACAGGAGTTGTTATAGCAGAAAATGTAAAGCAAGGAACATTTCTAGCAGATGATGTACTAAGATTTCCTATTGGGTGGGGTACTGTTGGTAATCTATATAATAGTAAAATAAGCTGGGCAGCAGGATTTGATAACGGTTATCCTACATCAACACTTAAATATGGTGAGTCACTTAAATTCAAATATCATAACTACGAGATCCCTGGAGGAGGTTTTGCATATAAATATGTGTTATACTGGGAGTCTTGTTGTAAATTATTTTCTTTAAACACATGTCCAACTGTTAGTAATGCAACCTATACTGCGCTTGAAGACAATCCTATATCTCAAACTGTTACTGCAGTAGATGATGGTTATGGAGGGTATACAGGGGTATATACAGCAAGTGCATTAGCTAATCCTGCAGCAGGAACATTAGTTTTTAATTCAAGTACGGGTGCATTTGTATTTACACCTACTACAAACTTTAATGGAAGTACAACATTTACATATACTTATAATGATGGTTACTGTGATAGTGCTCCAGGTACAATTGTCTTAAATATTACACCAGTAGCTGAACCTCCAATATGGACTTCCCAAGATCCAGTAGATGCAAACACATATCCTAACTTAACAGGCGGAGATGCTTGGACATATACCTGGACTACATCTGATGCAGATCATCCATGTAATCTCTTAACTTATGTAATTACAGTAAATGCAAATAGTACTGGGGCTGTACAAATATGGCCTTTACCTTCTGGACAACCAAGTCCTAGTTGGTTAACTTTTACTCCTGATCCAACTAATAACTGTACAGGAACTTTAGCAGGAACTTATCCAATTGCTGGTGGTAACTTTGAAGTTATAATGGAAGTTAGAGATCCAGATCCTAATTTAGGTTCACAATCATTTACTATTGGTGGATTAACAGTAACAAAAGATTCATACTTTGTATTCTGTAGTGATACTTCAGGATCTATGATTACCACAATTCAAGAGACAGCACAAATGAGTAGTGTACCTGTAGTAACAAGTAAATCTAATGGGGGTTTTACTGGTTCTAAAACTCTAAGACTGGCTAGTGGAAATCAAGCAGGAAGAGTTAATGATCCATCAGGATTAGTAGATGATTCTTTTTTATGTATTATAGATGGTATGGAAGTTTCAGGTAATGGAATTACTGCAGGTACTAAAGTAGATTCAGGTGGTGGAGGCACCCCTAGTAATGCAACGCTTGACTTAGAGTTAGACCAGGTACATTTTGCAACTGCTAATGATGTTCTAACATTTACTTTAACTCAAGATCAAAAAGAAACAGCCTACAATGGTTCTAATAACTTTAGAAACTTACTTCAAGATTACTATGCAACAGGTGGTACATTTGCTAGTGGTAATACAAATTCAGCAACTAATGGACAAGATATGTATGATAGTCATTTATATTGGTACCACAATCCTCAAGAAAGACCGATTGGTTATTTAGGTTTCCAAGCACAAGGTGGTTTCCAAGTAGCAACAATAGGTTCAACAGGATATTTTCCAGATGCAGAAAGCATTGTTGTAATGGCATGGGCTGATGAATCAGGCACTAACACTGGACCTCCCCCACAAACCAATACTTACAAGGCTGGTCCTACTGAAGTTGGTGCTGATACTTGGAATGATAGAGGAATGCCTGGAGGTTCAGTAAATACAGTATTAGTAGCAGATGTATCCGCAACAAGAGGATTTATTAATGCACTAGAAGGAGTAGCTGGTAACAATTCAATATATAGAGGTATAGCCTTTAGGGTACTAACTAATGCCAACAATGACTTGGAAGAAATAATGGGTCCAGGTGGTTTTGCTGAAACAGGAGGACGTAATGCTTTAGGTTATAATACTAGTTACAACCCAGAAGCATTAGCATATACTGTAAATACACAAAGTTTACAAAGTTTTTCAAGTACAGCACCAAAAAGAATAACTTATGTTGGTAGTGTATCAAATCAGCCATCTAATGGTAGTGTATATTACTACAATCTTGTAAGACAAGAGCTAATAGCCATAGGATTTAGCATATAACAATTAAAAATAAAATAAAATGGGAGTACAATTTAACACATCAGAATCATCTAGTCTAAACTCAGACTATCCAAAAAGCATGTCAGTTCCAAACCAATATGGATTTGGAGGACTAGAAGTTCATAAAATAATTTCAACAGCATCAACTAATTTAGATTTTATAAAAAAAGGGGGAGGTAGTGTGTATTCTATAAGCTTACATAACAATACCAGCTCTGATGTATTTGTAAGATTATTTGATAAAGCTAGTGCACCAGTCAATGCAGATATACCTGCAGCAATCTTTTGTGTAGCAGCAGATAGTTATTTAGATGTATCCTTACCAATTGGTATTGCATTTAAATTAGGAATAGGTATGAATTTAACATCAGGATCTGCCAATGGTAATACTAATGCAGTAGGAGCAGGTGATGTTGTAGGTGGTATATTCTGGAAATAAATAAATTATGAGCAATAAAACAAATAAAGTATTAGGTAATGTAGAACCAGGTATAAAAAGAGAATCTGGTTCTGTTGTAAAGTATTCAGAAGGTGGAGGTAAAGGTGGTTTTAGACCTAATCCTGATTCTACAGTACTAGGTACTATGAATACAATTATTAAAGAAGGATATAATAAGAAATAAAAAGGAGTAAAACATTTAATATTAAGGCATCTTACGCCTGTAAAATTATGGGATTATTCCCACTCCTTCTTATCCCTTATCATATTTAAAATCTTGTATCTCTATTTTTATTAAGATGAGTTACCTTAGTTACCATGCCTTCTTGTCTTCCTGCCTCTTTAGCACTTCCTTTATCATCTGCCATTATTATCATCCATTCAGTATAACGAGCAGGATCTTTTAATAAAAGTTTATCCCACGGTATATAGTATATATCCCAGTATATCATAAGTCATTTTTAATTATATAAGCTTTTTCTATTTCTTTCTGTAAGTTAGCCAAGGCCCTCCACGCTACTTTAGCAGAGTGACGTATACCATCATTATCTATTTTACCAGCATCTATAAGATGTCTAGATAAAGCATCTAGGTCATCATTAGACTTTGTACGATCCCAGTGTAATGGTTGATCAGGATGATGTTGTTTGTTCCCAGCTAACGATACCCTTGCTACTTCCAGGATAGCATCAGGAAAATATTTTAATACTCCAGTATAGACTGGTCTCTCTTTTCTTTCTTTTGAATTCATTTGTCTTTATTTTTTTTATAGTCTATTATAAACCCAACTAGTACGATTAGATTTAACCCCATGCTAGCTAGTATTTCATGTATGTCTTGATATATGTTTACGCTTAAATGTATATGACCAACGATCCAAAATGGTATGGCCATCTGTTGACTGTACCAAATTAGTGCAAACTCAATAAATTTTTTCATGTGTTACTAAATCTTTACAGGTATTATATTGGGAGGGCGGGGCCTAAGAATGCAAAAACTCAGACCCCAGTTGGTTTCTCCCTATTTGTCCATTTGATCTGTTAAAGCAAACCATAAGAGGAATAGAAATAAAAAAAATAATAGCATATCCTCTAGCATACTCTATAATATATCAAATGTAAATTTATCTTGCTCTACTAAATCCACATCAATACTAAGTTGACCCATGTCTACATACTCTGCAGGCTTTTCAAACATAGGTTTAGATGCAGGTGATCCTAATAACTCAACAGTTATAAAGTCATGAAAGTTCTGCTGATCATTGACCCAGTCCCGTGGATGTGCTTTCTTTAATGCATGTGTTATATGATTATAAAAGGCCCATCCTGACTCTGCACCTACTGAATAGTTATAAGAAGGCTTGATTAGTTCTTGTTTAACACAAGATAACTGTTGTGAATCAAGCAACTCCTCTTCAATAAATAAACGGCCAGCTAGTTCAGCTGCTTCTTTATGTGTAACTATAACATTCTTTAGTGCCTCTTTATCTTTTATCAGTCTTTTATAGTACTTCTCTGCTGACTTCATCTGATCACTCATGTGAACATGTATATCATGTGAGGCAGACCATCTATGTTTTCTTTTATAGTTCATCATGTCTCCGGCTATCATACCGTTGTTACAAACTGCAACGTAGGCCCCAATTGCTGAAGCAAAGCTTTTTGTTTTATCATATGAATTAGTCCAAGCAAACATCATTCCAAGTTCCTTTTCCATTATAATGTCTCCATCTGTTGGATTAGTTGGGTATATATGATATACTCCTTGAGCTATGTTAGCATTCTTACTGGATCTATACATCTCTCTAGAGACCATAAATCCACTATCTGATAATAATTTATATGTGTTTTCTATCACTTCTCCATGTGATATTACTGTATATGACTCACCATGGTTAGGTAAGGGTGCATTTTCTAAATGCCATCTTGTTGTTTCTTTAGGTTTTGTATACCCCATAATTATAAACTTTTAAAGTGTAAATATAATAAATTATTCTGAGTCAGCCAAAGGTTCTTCAATTATTTCTACCTTAGACCATCCTGGAATGTTGTATTGGTTGCCTTCTCTATCTGTACAAATAGAATATAAGCCATCATTAGCTTCAAATACCAGAAGCTCTCCATCTAATATATTCATTGCCTCAGGTTTTTTACCTAAGTAATGCATTCTTTTAATTAATTTTAGTTTTGTTCCTTTCTTGACTTCATTCAATTGCATATAGATTATATTTAAGTGTTAGCTCTTCCCCGGGGAGGATGTCTTTAGTTGTTTGGATCATCATAACCCCTGCTTCTATATCTCTTGATTCAGCACTACCAATCTTTCTTAGATTAGGTGTGTCACTATGATTTATAAAACCTCCTAGCGGGGTTCTAATATAATTGTTTTGATATTTTGTATTTCTAATATGTGATATGCCTAGGACTGTATCCTTACTAATAGATTTAGTAGAATATAATCCAAGGCCATGGAGAAGGGACTCTTTAATAGTAGTCCCTTCAGGCAATGGTCTATACGTCATTTTAAAATAGTTTTAATTGATTAGTTGAGACTGTCAAGATACTATTGATCTCAGTCTCTATTGCTTGCATGTAATATGCTTTATTAATATTATAGTTTTCCCACTTAGGCTCTACCTTTAATACGTTAAAAATAGTTTGAACCCATCTGCCAGACTCTAGTTGTATTTCTCTATTGTCTTTTTTATTTACTTTGATAATCTTTACTCCATCATTAGAGATGAAATATCTATTTATCTTTTGTAATTTATCTTCAGCAAATGCACCATCTTTAATGTATCTAGCTACTTGTTCCCAATCACCTTTTGATTTACCTCCTATACAGTAATCTAGAATATTTTTATTTTCATCTAGATAGTCTTCAGGCAATATATTATTAACAAAGTATTGATATATAGCTTTTGGTATAACTAGTTTGGACTTATTCTTATGCAATTGTAAATTATGAAAATCAAAACGTCCCTTTAACTTAACAGGAGCAAAGCTAAACTTGTCATTCTCTACCTTAAATAGGTAATGAGGTTGACTTTGTTTAACTTCTCTCCATTTAGTAATATCAACATCTATAAAGTTATTCACACCTATATAATTGTTGACATCAGCTAATACTAGTTTTTGATATTCATCATGTTCTAGGTTAAGATTTGTCTTTTCTTCCCATTCTTTACAGATACCCATATAATCATCCACGTATTCTCTTGGTATTAAAGTCTCTACACCGTCTGTATTCTGTAACAAAGGAACAGCACCAGGTATTCTTTCCATAATCTGTTCATATAACATCATTAGAGTAAGCTGGCCATTAATTGTAATACGTAAACACAGCTCAGGGTCATAAAAGAAACTCTTTTCATCATTACTAAGACCAAACGTTGAGTTAAGTATAATTTTATATACATAATTCATAGGGTTGCTTTTAGGTATTTTCTTTCTTTCAGTAAAGAACCACTCATACTGATCACAAAATGCTTTCTTTGGAAAATGTGCAGGAGCAAATTGATTCTTAATTGCTAGATTAGGGTAAAAACTTGTTACGTCAGAAGACATTATAACCATATCATCTGAAGACTCATATACTCCTTTGCTAGCAGCACCATGAACACCACCTAAACCAAAGTGTGTCTTAACATTTTTATAGTTTACACTATATTTAAAACTACCTTTAAGTTTATCTCCTTTTACTTCAATAGATTTAAACCTATCAAGTAACATATTAAACTCTGGTGATGTGAAAGAGATGTATGGTAATATTATATCTTTTACTTTTACAGTATCACGATAAGTCTTCATGTTTCTAAGATCTCTCTTAGGTATATTTAACATACGTGTTAAGAAATAACCAAATACTTCTTTACTAATCCTTGGCTCTGATGCACTAAACATATTAATACCATATGTATTAGTTAGTTCTTTCCTTAGTCTTATTAAATCAGTAGACCTATTAAATATTTCTTTAGTAGATCTTACATCATTAACGCAATACTCTAGAATAGTGTCTAGATCTTCTTGGTTATCTATCTTAGATGTATGATGTATAGGCATGTCTAGGATATTCTCCCAGTCCATACTATATTGTATCCACTTAAGACTTGAACGTTTAGCCGGGTTATCCCAATGATGTAACTTAAATAAGTCTATCTGACCTATCTGCATTTTCCATTGTGGATAATCACTGAACTCTCTATTATTACTTTTCTCAATTGTTCTCTGTGCATATTTATATATAGTGTAAGCTACGTCATTACCATCTATATTCCACCAACTTTTATGGTTGTCTAAGATATAGTGTGTAACCTGAGCATCAAATCCTAAACCATTATATGATATATGCCATTCTTTCTTTTCTATATTTTGTTGTAAAAATTGTATAAACTCTGTCAGATCATTTCTTAGCCTGCATATTACAAAGACTTCTGTTTTGTTAGTTTTGTAATCTTCAAATACGGCAGTGAAACAATCAAATAGAGTTTCATAATCCATTACCCAATGATTTTTCATACTTTTTTTGTTTTATATATTGTACCTTGCCAATCATCTTTACGTTTTCTAGGATTACCATATTTCTTAGTCCTCTTATCTATACGTGTATACTTCTTCTTTTCAGGAGCTTTAAGAGCACCGGCCATACCTTCTCCTATTTGCATGATATATGTATTATACTCTTTCATTCTTGGCATTTTTAAGAGTAACTTCTCTAGCTTCTAGAACTAAGTCCATTATACAGTCATATATATCTTCTATTGCTTGTGACTGATCTGTGTTTAACTTTCTTTTAACTTCTCTATCATATAGGTCTACAGTTTTTATAACGTGCTTAATTCTTTGTTTGACCTGTTGAGTGTGTATATATTGTAAATTATGTGCTATTTCAGACATACATCTATTCATTGCTAATAGAATATTTACATCCATTATTTGTTCATTAGTTATTTCTGCCATGATTTTTTTTATTAGAGCCAAAAAAAGCCCAAATCAATGAGCTTTCTTTTTTTTAGTCAATAAGGATATTACTCAACTCAACACTATTGACCAGGTAATATAATTTTTGATGGTTCAGTTTTCTTTAAGTCTACAAAGAATTCTTCAACTGAAAAGTTTTCTGCATTTACAGCAAACATATGAATAAAAGTTTCAATATCAGCTCTATCACTAAGATAGAACTCAGAGAATGTGTCAACCAATCTTCTCTCTTCTTTATGTGTCTTACCTGTTTGCTGGTTAGGTGTTTTAAGTCTTTGTGGCTGACCATCATCATCTAACTTAGGTACCATATGATAAGATTGTTTCATCACTTTGCTGATGACAGCTAAGATGCCTGACGCAGGGTCAAACATAGCTTCTGTATAAGGTGAGTCCATACTCACTGGAATTAATGTAAATGATTTAGCATTTCTAAATGTAGAATTTACTAACATCATATTTTGTCCTATTTGTGCCATTTTATATATTATTTATTTGTCAAATATATGGAACTTTCTTTTAATAATTGAGTCAAAATATGATTATTATCAATTAATATTTCCTTTTCCATGTTTGGTGCAGAACAGACTTCATAAACATCTTCTAATAACTCTATGTCTACATTTAAGTCTATAGCATATGCTTCATGTACTTCATCTGGCTGCAAAAAACCTTGTATATATTGTACTTGCTCTTCTTCAGCTGTCTCAAAGAATTCTAGTATTGAAATCTTTCCATTTATTGAGTATTGAGAATACTTCCCTTTAAGAAAGTTCTTATAATCATGAGAATATTTATCAAAATTAAATACAAACAACTGTCTGTTTGTACCTAAAGAGATATGATCCCTAAACAAAGGGTGTGCTATTAGATGTCTATTTGCAAACTTTTTAAAATCAAGGGTAAGCTTACATTTATATACACATAAGAACATCATATCATCAGTAGAGTATACATCTTCCCATGCACAATAAGTTTCCTTAGGTACATACTTTATACCCCTACCTAAATCTAGCAAGGGGTATAGAAAAACTTTACTCTTCTGAAAATATTCTGTATATACATTACTCATACTATAATTTAATCTTATTTGTTAAGAATTCAATAGGTAATGAGTAATTTCTACTATTATAATGAAATTTTGCAGTATTTATTGCACCTCCAAGACCATCCGCCCAATCATTTACTGTATTATTTGATACATCAAAAACATAAACCTGATCATATTTGTCTATTACAATGAATTTAAAATCTATATTATATTCTTCTTTATCATCACCTAAAGTATCATAAACAAGTTTCATATAAATAGCAGCTTGGAGCCAGTAATTATAAAAATCTACAGTGTCTTTAAACTCAGAGACGGTCTTCCCTGTTGTTTTAAGATCACATATAACAACTTCCTTTTTATCTGTATCTACTGAATAGTAATCTACATATCCGTGCAGGCCAAAATCACAATCAATTAGTTCAGATTTTAGATACTTCTCACTAAATGTTTCAATAGGATCTAAATCAAAGTCTGTTTGTACTTCATTAAACAAAGACATTACATCTTTATTTTGTTTAAGTACTTCAACTCTTTCTTCACATCTTGATAAAGTATCCTGGTCAACAACATCAATGTTATTATTACCCAGGAACTTCCAATATGGTTCATTGTCTTCAGTTCTTATCTTAGCTATTCTTGACTCATCCGCTTTTAGAGACTGATACAGATTTAAAGATTTAAGTGAATCTAAAATTATAAAATCCTCACAGCTAGCTAGAGTTTTTGCATCAGTATGAAGAGACATGTCTTTTAATACCTTTCTAATGTTATCACTTGGGCTTTTACCTGGAACAACGCTGAATTTTTTATCAACGTTCTCTGCTTCAAATAGCAGGCAGTGTATAAGCTTTCCTTCAATCAGATGTTTATCTGTTCTAACCTCACGGTCAAATAATATATAGTCCTTATAGAATAAGGATGGTGAAAATAATAATTTATTTAAGGAAGAGTAACTAAAGCAAAAATCTTTATTTGCATAGAAAACCTCTTCCTTTTCTTTATTTGTTATAAACATATGTTATCTATTATTGATTCTTTAAATGGAGTTTTAAATTTTATATCATCAAGATTTATTTCCCAAGCTGAAGTAGGTGAACCTATTCCTGCAGATGCTAAAACTTTACTAAAAACTTTTTCTTTAATAGTATCAGCTGCAAACTTAGTTAAGTATCCTTCATTGTATAAATACATGACAATCTGAGTATGATAGTTTCCATTACTACTGTTTCCGTAAGTTGACATAGCAGAGAATCTATTTCTTAAAGCTTTAACATTAACAGTATTCCAGTTGCTTGTTGATTTAACCCACTCAAATTCATAATACATTAGTAAAGCTACAACATCAAAAGAAGCTTCTACATTACAATTAGCTAAAGTTTCTAAAGCCAAAGTTCTATTTTCTATATCATTACTTGTTATCATTTTATACATCTGAGTATAATCATCTTTAGTAAGTATTGCCAAACCTTCTGAACATATTTTACTTATATCTCTATCAAGAACAAGCATCTTTGCTTTTATAAGCTCATTATATGTATCAATGTGTTTAGGTTCTTTGATTATATAGCTCTTGCAATATTTACCTTCCAATTCTTTTTTCATTGCATGTACAACCTCCTCTAAAGTTTTAGATTTGTTTGCTTGTGCAGATTCCCAATTTTTTTTATGACAACGTATATCAAATACAGCAGTTGAATGTGAATTTTGTAAAATATTACCAATAGATTTCTTTGCATTATCAGACAAAAGATTTCTTTTAACTAACTCTTTACATATTTCATAAAAATCATTTTTACTAAATGATTTATTCCAACTACTATGTGCTATACTATTAAAAAACTTAAGAGATGTAATTTGTATATCAGATTTATTTGGATCTCTGATTACTTTAACATTATACTTTTCTTTTAAAAGATCTACCTTTTGTCTAGGTAAATCTAACTTAGGATATCTATATAGTTTTTTATCAGTAATGTCAAAGTCATTTGGTAATTTATTAATCCCCAAGAATTCTAAGTCATCACCTGTTATTTGCCAACTGGCACCATGCAATAAGAATATGCCAGCTTCTTCTGAAGACACACCGTTCTCATTCAATTGATCATTGGACCAAAATTGCTGGTCAGTTCTAAAGTTTATTATATAATTTTGATTTTCAGTCATTTTATAAGTATTTTAAATATTCTTTTTTTACAGCCACTTTAAATGTATAAAGGTCTCTGTTATGTATACTAATCTCTTGTCTAACTATTGGCTCTAAATGTTTAAAGTTTCTTTTATTAAGTAACTCTTTTTTTTCTAACCAAAGGATCATGTCCTGTGCACTCTTGCGGCTGAATGTACGCAGGTTAGACTCTTCAATCCAAAACCATAAGTCTTTATCTCTATTGAAGTCATGGAATAAATTTCCACATTGTGTAGCCAGCTCCCACAGTAGATGATAGTTAGTTTTATAATCTATACTAGGTATAATTTTAGCTGCTAAACCTTTATCATCTGTCCAATGATTAGTATTTAATTGAGACTTAAGATCCTTTAATAATTGCTCATCTAAAGTAATCATATTTGATGAACTACGCAAGATGGTTTCAGTATCTATTACACTTAAATCAGTAGTTTCAATAAGATGAGCTATGTTCATAGCCATACCTGTTATCATCCAACTATCATATAAACTATCCTGTTCTACATCTAATTTGTAATAGCTAATTTTATCAAGAATTTTATCTGTAATTATTGCTAGACAGTTTAAATTTTGTATTTGTGTATTTAATACACTAGTGATCTGACTTGATCCGCCAGTAAGTTCATAGTTCCATAACTTAGTTAACATAAGTGTAGAGGCAATGCTATTACCATTTTGCAAACTATCAGCTATAGAATCATGACCTACAATTAAATCTGCTTTTTCATAATCATTAGTTACAGTTATACTATGCTCTTTTAAAGCTGCTTTTAATCTATCTTGTGATACCTTACACTTAGGTAATATAAAAGCTTTCTTTTTATTTCTAAAAGTTTGTCCATCTTCTGTAGGGACAGTTAATATGCTGTGTATTTTCTCATATGTTGTTTGGTCTTGAGTACATAATACTTCTTCAAACTCATTACCAACTAGGATCCCGTATTTGGGATCACTAGTTAGGTCAAAGTGTGTCAAAGCATCAGTACTATAAACCTGGTATACTGATTTATTTGCCATTTTATTTAATTGTCATTTTAATTATTTCTGGATTCATCATCATTTTATTAAACTTCTGTTTATTACCACTGAAGATTGTTCTAACTATCAAGTACTTAAGGTCATTAGTAAAATAATCTTTTGTACATAATGATATAAGTCTGTCAGTAATCTTTTGGTTTATTGTATTTTCTTTTGAATATACAACTGCAAAGTTAGCTAGCCTAGTTGATAACGTTGATGCAATGTCTGCACGGTAACTATCATCCTCTCCTATACAACCTCTTAACTCACCAAGAATATATGACTCATTATCATGTGTCAATAAATCTTTAGGAGTAACCAGCTTATCTAGTTTATTATTTATAAACGTTGTAAACATTGATGCAAACTCATCACCAACACTACCTTCACCAATCATTTGTATAATACTTAGATTATCTTCAAAGTTATCAAAACTTGATATAGCATTAAAGAATGTTGTAATAGACCTTGCATTTGTTTCTTGAGTTACTAGTTCTGGATTCAACAGTAAGAAGTTAATACATCTTGTGTCAATACCTGCACCCTCTGCCCACTGTGCCCATACATTTACATCAAACTTTAAGTTTGCAGTAATATATCTAGTCTTCTGTGCACTGTCTACAGTATTAACCATGTAGTCTCCGTTATCTGGGTTAGCTGTAAGTATAATATGCCAATCCTTTGGTAAAGTCCATGAGATATATGTTTGTCTGTCTATTAATTCCATAACTGCTTGAATAAACCTTGTATCTGCACGGTTCCAGTCATCTAGTAATAAGATACCACCGGCCTTTGCATCAGCAATCCACTCTGGAGCACAATAAGACATTCTATTCTTACCTGTCATTTTATAACCCTGCTTTAAGTACTCTTGTACAGCCAACTCATCAACCCACATTCCTACTTTTTTAGTTACTGAAGAGTTTAGATTAGCTAGACTAGTACCTGCTGCTCTTTGTGTTGCAGTTACCATGTTTACATTATTGTTTTTTGGTTGTACTATCTTTTCTTTATACATTTGAAACTGACGTACTGGAAAGCCAACAAGATCACCTAGCTCTTCTATCTGAGCCAAGTTTAACTTAACAAATTTCAGATTATTTTCTGATGCTAGTTCAACAATACTTGAGGTTTTACCAATACCTGATTCACCTACTACTTCTACTGATACAGGATGTTTTCCTCCTTGTTGTAGAAATCTATTATTAGTTATTATATGATTTACAAAACCTTTTAATTCTGTTACGTTTAAATTTACTTGTGCCATTTTTTTATTAATTAAATTTTATTACTTTTCCTGGTAACTCATCATTCATCTGAGATATACTACTCAAACACCATAAGGTATTCTTTGGACAATCTTCAGGTGCATATGCTTCACCATCTGTTAAATATATTAGAGCTGTATATTGCCCTTTCTTTTCATTGTAGTGATCAATAACTGGTTGAAAGCTAGTTCCACCACGACCATGTATTTCCCAATCTTGATTAGGTTTAAATTCCTTCACGCTTCCTAAGCGTGTATCACATTGTGCTACGGTAATTTTGTGGCCTGTCTTGTGCATGTGTGTTAATTCACTAAAGAATTCTGTTAACTCTTCATTGTTGACTGAACCACTAGTATCAACACCAACGAGTATATGATTCTTAAACTTAATTTTAAGGCCAGGATTAGCTGCATACCGTTTGTTATACTTACGTCTTAACTTTTTAGTATACACCACACTAGAATTACCAACAAATCTTCTTAAGTATCCTTTCCAATCAAATTTAGCAGGCTCAACATGTGTAAGCTTCCTTATAAGATCAGCTAACTCACCAGGTACCGTACCAGATCTTTTAATGGTTTGTTCAGCAGATTCTTTTAGTTGATGTTCAATTTGTTTTTCTACTAGCTTCTTCTCAGCTTCAGATAAATCATTAAACTCATTCCATGTGCTATGACAATGTGGTGTAGTACCATCCATTTGACTCATTAAAGAATCTAACGTAGGGCTTGTACCATCTTGCTGTGCTTGTTGTAAAAGTTCATAATATTTACTTGTACCTGCTTTTTTAGGTAAATTAAGCTCTGGGAAACTTGACAATAACAATCCTCCTTCTGGTAGATTGCTTTCCAATATGTATTGGTTAATTTCTAAATCAGCAGCTATATTAAATAGTTTATGATTAGAATACTTGTCTCTTAAAATTAAGTGTCCAAAAGCTATATGTAATAACTCATGTTTTATTAAGCCATATCTTTCTTCCGGCTTGAGCTCTGTAAAGAACTCTGGGTTTATAGTCAATTGCATACCAATACCATGTTTGCTTACACCAGCAGTAGGTATATGTAAACTGTACTTCTTATTGATACCAATCAAAAAGAGCCCATAAAAGGGCTCATCAAATATTAGAGTTTTAGTTGTTCTAGCAACCTGATCTTGTATATTAATCATCTGTTATCTTTTTTAATATTTTATTATATACATCATTTAGTTTCTTTCCATTTATATATGCATGTATTTTATGTGTACTCATATCAGACATAGAATTGTATCCCTTGTATGTAAAAGTATACTCTACAGCAATAGAGAAGTTTACTCTTTTATCAAAAGCTAATGCCTTACACATTAATCTATCTAAAATTTCTCTATCTTTAAACTGGGTAGTCCATATAGCCAAAGCAACTTCTAAGTCTTCTTTGGAAGCTGAGATCATTTTCTTTAGCATAAAAAACTCATCAAGTGATATTATTTTCTTCATCTAAAATTAGTTCTATCCATACACCAGGGTTTTCTTTATCATATGTATATTGTTCAAATGCAGGAATTATATATTCAGCATTATCATCTTCAATCCACCCATACTTAACCATATCATCTTGCACTGTCTGTGCAGGATTTATATAGTCAAACTTATGACGGCTGCCTCTGATAAATTCAAAAGATATTTTTACTGGTAATTCTAACTTCTCTAGTTCTTGCTTAAAATCCTCAGTATATTTTAAATATATATCTTTAGTAGCTTTTCTATAATTCATTACAGCTTTGCTAGCAATAAAGTATTTACCTGTCCAACGTCTTCCATTTTTACTAGAGGGTACGTTACCTGGTATCCACCATCTTATTTTTCTCATATTATTTATTTATTACTTTTTTTAGTATTGGTTGTATTATAAGATGCACATAATCAAGACCATTTTCTTTCATACCATCAGAAATATCTTTGGCGGTAGGAAATATTAGACCATCTAGTTTGTACATAGAACCATACTTCATGATAGCAGCTTTACCTGCATCATCATTGTCAAAAAGTGTTATTACTTTTTTGTACTTCTTCTTAAGATATTCTATTACATGTGGTTTAATCATAGTATTCTCTGAGTCAGGAGCTATTACCTCTATATTATAGCCAATACTGGCAAGACACATTGCATCCTTAAGAGATGAACATATTACCAAATATGGTTTATTATATTTAAGCTGATCAAATCCTTGTAGATGTTTATTAATCTTATGAAACTTATGTTTACTATGAGGTTGATATAACTTATAGGCCTTACCATTTTTATCATAGTATCCGTACATATACTTACCTTCTATTTTAAGTGACTTAACTTTAAAGTTCTCTTCTTTAACTAAGTTATAATACTCAATTGGTCTAACGTTATAGTTATCTAACATAGTTTTACCTATATTAAAGTCTAACCAAAAGGCGCTATCATCAGTTGTCCACTCTCTATTTTTAATAAAGTCAACTTCCCACTTAGCTACAGGCTTTAAGGTTTGTGTTTTATAATCTGAAGTCTTTACATATTGATTGTAGTCATTTATTATTTTCATTGAAGCTTTAGGAAAATCTATATCAAACATTTGTTTAACTAGATCAACTTTATCACCACTCTTACCGGTTGAGAAATCTTTAAATTTATATTGCATTACTAATTTATCAACATAAATACAAAAACTAGGTGTATTCTCATTAGGATTAAAGATAGACTTAATCTTTATATCCTGTCCTGTTAAGGTTTCTGGTAGATTTAAATAATATTGAAACACCCAATAACTTGGAACATCAGCAGGTTGTAATACTAAGTTCTTTGTGCTTATCATATATTCTTATTATTATATAAAGAGAGAGAGTGGGTATAAAATCTAATTAAAAACAGGAAGCTCTTATACTCCCGGTTAAAGTTGGTTGGCAAAATGCCGTTCATCCACACTCTCTCCTCATATTTTTTATTTATAAATCAAAGTCATCTCCTTTTGCTTTAGCTGGTTCAAAGCTAGCAGCTGCAGTTGACTCTTTTTTCATTAATGGTCTAAAATGTTGTGTGTTTGTTTTGTCAAACGTTAACATTTTAGAATTCTCTGTTTCTAGAGCTTCTAATGGTACACCTTCTTTATTCATCTTAGGTAAAAACAAATCATTATTTACATAACCTTCTTTGTTTTCCCATTCACGTGCACCTAAGCATGCATTAATGAATCCAGTTTCTGAACATACAGCTCCAGCTGCAGACATAAACTCTTCAATTGTATTTGCTTCAATAGCATCTAGCTCATTTCTTTTACCAACAACTTCAGATAAAAATACCATAGCTTTTAATACTTCAGTATCTCTCTTGATTTCATTACCATTATTTAATGTGGCATCTTTATATGGATACGGTGAGAATCTAACTCTACCCACCTGACCAACATAACGGTCACCATTAGGGTTATTCATATCTTTTAAGAATCCATTGAAATCTCCAGATACTGGTTCACCTTCTACATGTAACATAATATTAAATGCGTCTGCATCATAAGGCGTTTGGTCAAAAGTAATTGAATTGATTTTTAATTTGTGATTACCTGTTCCAATTACTGGTTTGATAGTGCCTGATCCAACAGACATGTCTTTAGTACTTAACATAATTTTTCTTTTTAATTAATTGATTATTACTCTTCATATTTTTGTATGCATTCTTTTACATACTTAAGGTCATTAGGGATAAACATATCCTCAAACATACCCATAGGTGATTTACATGTGTTCTCTCCATTGTTTTGAGTTTCAAAACCATATTCAAGTACACCATCATCATTTTTATTTACTTTTCCAAATAAAACAATTGAAAATAGACCTTCCAAAGTTAAAGTATTATCTATCATTTTACCAATAGTTTTTGCTTTGATTTTTCTATTTCCATTTATATCTGTTGAATCTTCTGAGTGTGTCAGAAATATAACAGTAAGGTCATCTCTTAAGTCTTTAGGCATCTTAGCAACCATTGCTAAATTTGCTGCTATTTGTGTAAACTTATCATAACCTTTCTCATTAGCTCTATCAAAGTATTCAAAGGAGCTCATATATTGCCAGTCATCTACCACTAGAGTTTTAATGTGTGGCATTTTTTCATCAACATGTTTTATAGCCTTAATAATACCAGCTGCTGAGGCTGCTGATGTTATATTACCTTTAGGATTATCTTTAGTTATCTGAGTATACTTACTCTTATAACCTTTAAAAGGTAGAGGTTTATTTGCTATGTTTATTATGAAAGTCTCTTTTGGATTTAATGTCCTGATTGAGGTAGACTTTCCTGTACCTGAATCTGCAATTACTAATACGCTTTGTGCCATTTATTTTACTATTTTATTGATTACTTTAGTTAATGTTATTAATGTTTGATTAATCTCTTCTAGCTTATCTATTAAAGGATCATTGATTACCTTATCATCCGGATTTGGTATACTTGGATTTGCAAAATCAATTTCTCCTTTGTGATCATAACCTTCTTCCATAGCAGTTGTTTTGTCATTGGACCTAGTTACTACGTCATTGATCACCTTAAGCTCACTAGCGGGTACCATGTGTCTTTGAAATCCTGAGTTACTTGTAATTAGCTCATACTCCTCTTTCCAATGAGGGTTATGCTTTAACAAATATAATGTTCTTTTAGGATCTTCAGAGTCATAATCTATACTTACAAATTCTGTATATATATCTGAGTCTTTATCAAATTCACTAGGAAAAAAGCTAACATGTAGCTCATCCTTACCAGATGGTCTATAAGCCATCTTAGGAATATATAGTGCACTAGGAATATTATTTATATCAAAGTATTCCTGATGCTCTTCTTTAAGTTTTGCAACTTTTTCTTTACGTTGTGCGGGTGTTAGTCCCATATCTTTATTGTTTATATTTTTAGTATTTATCATCTACGTTCTTGTTGTCCAGGTGTAGCCATCTCTTCAATTTGCATTTGCTCAAACTTTGCTCTAAAGAAACTCATTCTTGCATCACCATTTCTTGCCTTAAGAAAGTGTAGTACTAATGTTCTATCATTTTCTATTATATATCTATCAGGTCCATAAAACCTAATCTTCTGTTTAGCTGGCCTGTTGATACCTATTAACATATCTGCATGCTGTAGCATTGCATCTGAACCAAATATATCTGACTCTAATATATAGTTACCATACTTGCCATCTATAGCCCTATCCGGGTTGTCTATGTTTCTATTAAGTTGTGATAAGGCCAGAAACAAACAAGGATAATCTCTTTTACACTGAGTAAAGAACTCACCTAACTCAAATAGCATATCTAATGTACTATTCTGATATGGTGCTCTCTTTACTAACATTGTATGATCAAGAGTTATCATTGTATTTACTCCTTTATGCAAATTCATATATGCATCTATCTGCTCACGCATCTGATTAACAGTCATTGGTGTACTAATGATGTCTACCGGATGTTTAACTCTTTCCTTTGCATATTGATGACATTGATTAAGTGTGTCAGTATTTAGTGTTGATCCAGCACTACATAATTCTTTATATGTTTTACCAGTTATAGAACTAAATTCTCTAATGGCTGATGTTCTACCAACCATCTCAAATTGAAATTCTAATACCCTAAATTTATCATGAGGATTAAGTGCAAATGATTCTCTAATAATTTGATCTTTAATTAATGTTTTACCTGAACCAGGTCTACCACCAATTACAGTCAATGTGTTCCACTCTATACCATCAGTAGCTGCGTCATTAAACTTAGGCCAAGGAGTATATATTGATTTCTCTTCACCAGTTGATCTGGCATACATATATTTAAGCGCCTCATTAAAGGCAGCATATTGTCCAACCCATGATTCTTTTGCTTTCATACTACGTTTTCTTTAAAATGATCATCTTCATTACTAACACCTTCTTTAATCATATCACAATAATCAGCCAGTGTAGAGTGCTTTACTCTGTGTTTATCTTGTTTACAGATAAAGTACTGACTTGTTTGCATATATAAGTATTCAGCATCTCTATACTCATTTACGTACATTCTGGTAGCTTTAAGTACTTCATCCCATGTATACTCATAAGTCTGAAATAACCACCTGAATGCTTCTCCTAGAGCTTTTACATTATTTCTTGCTGGTTTACCGCTTGGTAATTTCTTAGCTGGGAATATCTCTCTGTATTTATTTATTTTATCTACAAAGTTCTTACCCATAAGTTGTATATCTGTTTTCTTTTTTGCTTTAATAAAGTAATTATCAAGTCTAACACAGAATGCTTTAGCTTCTGCAGTCATAAGGTATACTCCATTTTTATGTTCTAAAAAACCTATTGAAACTAAATGATTTTTATCTAATAGTCTAGTATCTTTTGGTGGTGTAGTTACACCATTTTTAATACCAAACATAAGAAGTACTTGATTAGGTGTGACGTTTTTTTTTAACATCACTTGGAATAAATCCCACATATTTTATTGGTTTTTTAAGGTTATAAATATAAGTAATTTTACCATTTTATACAAGTCTTTTGTTGCTTTTCAAGCTCTATATTTACTTGATTAAACACATCTTTGCAATCCCATTGTCCTCCTCTATATGCAGCTGAGGCCGGGTGTGCTACTTTATATAATTTTTGGTTTGATAAATATACTTGCCAGTCTTCTGCTTTCTTTCCCATCATTATAACAGGTATATTTCTGTGATGTCTGTTTAATAACTCAAACAGATATATAGCAAATGGTTTCCATAAGTTTATATGTGAACCTATTGAATTTATTTCACATGTAAATGCTGTGTTAAGAAGCAGCACGCCTTGGTTTGACCAACGTCTTAAGTCAACATCACCATCTTCATCATTTAGTGCTTTAAGTATATATTGTAAGGATTTTTCAGCCTTACCTTTCTTTGAACAACTAAAAGCTATTCCGTCAGCTGATCCTAGTTGTGGATATGGATCTTGGCCTATTACAATAACTTTAATTTCTTTGTATGGACATTCTTTAAATGCATTAAATATATCTTTAAACCTTGGTGTAAATCTTTTACCAGACTCATACATACTAATTAAATTATTTAATATTATGTCAAAGCTTAATCCATTTATAAAAGGAGCTAATGCAGGTGTCCACCCTGATTCTTCTAGTGTATCATTTATTCTTTCTCTTAAATTATTGATGTCTATTTCTAATTTTTTCATATATTATTGTATATTTGTTTATTAAATCTTATTATTATGGAAGAAAAGAAACAGCCTGTACGTAAAGTAGTTACTTATAACTTCAGCAAAGTCATTAAAGATATTGAAGTATCTCCTGCTTTTATTCCTGGTTTACAAAATGTATACTATAGATACATTTCTGAATTCTATAATGATTATAGTAAGATAGGTGAGTTAACTGAAAAGTTCCATAATATTATTAGTGGTAAACTTAAAGGTAATGATAAAACTTTGACACCTATAGAGCATGAGCTATATACTATATATTCCTTAACACACTTACTCAAATCTTTTGCTAAACAACAAGGTCTAGAGATTGAACAAGAACTACCAGTTGATGAGGAGAAGCTAGCTGAGTTAGCTGAAATAGCTAAGACTAAAGAATCTGCTGGTGAAGGACTAGCCTTCTTAGCACAAGAGATAGCTAAACTATCTTAGCTGCATATTATTAAAGTCTCCTATTTCAACACAAGCTTGTATAGCTAAATTTAGTTCTTCTTTATCACAGTCACCAAATGACTTACAGTACTCAACATTATTCTTATTAAAACATAGGCCAGCTTTACGCTTAACTTGTAGTTTTATTTCTTCAAATGTGTATCCTATTTCATTTGCAATCTCTCTTATCATAACATGTAGTCTAGCTAATTGAGGATTACTTCCTTTACCATCTTGAACTCCAATAAAGATTTCTATCTTAGCGCCATCTGGCTGCTTCTTAAAGAAATTATTATATTTATTTTCAAAGGCTTTTATAGGGAAGTGTAATTTACCTTCCTTGATTGTTGCTTTTATAAATAGTTGATCTTTCATATGTGTGTAATATACCAAATTATTGTTAATCCTAATAGACACATCAATAGACATATGCATGCTGCAACTTCAGTTTGTTCAACCTTCCATCTAGGCCTGCCTTGTCTATACTTTATATCTTCTTCTATATTACTACCTTGCATGTCTTGCATGTCTTTTTCTATTTCTTCACTCATAATTATTTTCTATTATTTCTTCTATGTTTTCTAAATCTATATCCATTTCATGTAGTAAAGGCATTACATCAACACCTACTACATTACCTATCTCATCTTTTAAAGGCATGTACACTGCATGTACTTCTACATAAGCAGGATGACCTGGCGTACCAGGATCACCATTGCTTTCTGTCCATACCTCTTCTTCTTTTTTATGATATGTATAGTCAACCTCACAATATAAGGTTTTATCTATATGATATGTATATCTAGCCATTACTTAAATCTTAATACGTTATCATCTATTATAACAAACTCCTGTCCACAATCTAAGCAACCAGCTTCTGTTTCATTACGTACCATGCTATGTATTTTATTTTTTCCAAAACAGTTAGGACAAACGTGATCCATGTCTGGAACTAATTCTTCACATGTTACACGTGCCATGTCTTGTATCATTGCATCATGATCACCCTGGTATTTCTCTTCCATTTGGGCCATAAATATTTCTTTCATTCTTCCCATAGTTATAATTTTTTAAAACAAGTTCTCTTGTGCTCAAGCATCTTGCTTACTGTTAGTCTATTAATTTTATTTATAAATCTTATTTTGCCTGTTCTTTTACCTAGGTCATAGGCTAGTCTACATAGTAATAAGCTTGATATTGATATTATGATATATATTATTTCCATTAGTTATCTTTTTAGTGGGTTATAGTATTTAATTTTGTTTTGATCAAATCCTTTTAATGAAGACTTGACCCATGATGCATCCTGAGTTCCTTTGTAACATAGTATGTGACATGTTGCAGTCTCAGTTGGATTTAACCTGAGCAGTCTTCCTATTCTCTGTGCAGTTTTCTTTTCATTACCATATGCATGCATAATAATACCTTGCTTCAGGTTTTTTATTGTAACACCCTCTGATAACTGTAACACACAAGAAAGTTGGTTTATTCTTCCATCAATAAACATTTCCAGATTATCTTCTGACTTCTTATTGGTAGAGTGATAACTATACTTACATATTCTATCCGCTTGCTTCTGAGTATTAGCAAATATAATACACTTGGAACCTAAGTTCTTTAGTAATGATTTAGTATAGTCTTCTTTAGTTGTATATTCCATGAGCGCCCTCATCCTCATTATAGCTGCAAATTGTTTTTGTTTTTGAGTCTGTGCTTCAGCAACTCTATTAGTTACATAACCATAGTCTTTTAGTTCATTAGTCCACCATGTACCGCCTGTTGTTTTATTAGTCTTCTTTAATGTTGGTAACTTAGACAGTTCTAATTCATGTATAATGATCTGATAATCATTTAATATGTTAGAGTCTGTTGCATCATCAACACTGAATTCATATTTGATTGGGCAATACTTATTTACTAGTCTACCTTTATCTGATTGTTTATCTCTTGGTGGTGTACCAGTTAAACCCAATACTCTACCCTTAAACAAACTTAAGAACTGCTCATGTGATGGTAATAATGAATGACATTCATCCAGATATACTATATCATAGTTATTAGGATTATGTTTTTTTAATGATAGGTATGTAGTAAATGTTATATGCTTTACTAGCTTTTCTAAATTCATTTTGCCTAACTCATCTACCCATGATTGAGATACTGAGTGTTTTGGTATCACTACCAAGGCTTCTATTAAAGGATTATAGTTAACCATAAGGTGTTGTATTGCAATTCTTGTCTTGCCTACACCCATAGATATACCTAACCCACATCTTTTATTTTTTAATGCAATATCTAATGCATCTTCTTGTACTATTTCTCTGTTGGTCATTTATTTTCTTGTATTCTTGGAAGAGAAAATCCCAGCTCAATTGCTTCAACTGTGTTTTCTTCTATCCACATGTGACAATTTCTACAGACAGCTAACCATGTGTTTACATTTAAATGGTTTAAACCTCTGCCTTGTTTATGATGTATGTCTGTGGCCTTAATACTACAGTTGTGTATATTAGCATGACATACTGGATTGTCTGTTAAATACGGCACACGCATCTTGGTGTATGCCGCATTTAACTTAGACATCTTTTTAGAATAATTATTAATTCCCATTTGTTATTGTAAAAAAGTTTCTAGGCAATAACCCTAATGATAAGAACTTAAGTATAACATCTTCATAGTTAATACCTAACTCCTTGAAAGTCATAGTGTTATTGTAATCCTCTAATGTTTCTTCTGCAGGTACAGACAGTATATATTCTACTGTTTTACCTGTAAAAGTCTTACGAAGATAAGCATTTACTTTCTTATTACAAATGGTTTGTTTCCAAGCATTTATTTCTTTTTGTGCTCTTCTCCATACTCTGCTTATTCTACGTTTCTTATCCCAGTGAAGCTTTTGAACTTCATCAGGCTTGTAGACATTGAGACCATGTAGTACTCTTTTAAATAAGAACACTTGATACTTGTTTAGTTTTGAATAATTTAGTGAATTTACTATAGATTCAGGATGTAATTGATACTCACTGAGTAAACCATAGTATTGGTAACGTTCTTCTCTCAACTTTAAGAGATTTAGTTGTTTCTGTTGATCTAGTTTTTGTAATTGTTTTTGTGATAGCATTTTAGTAGTGGTTTTTAGTTAATGATTTTTTAATAATACAAAAGAGCTGAGGTATTACCCTACCCCAGCCCTACTGTATCTCCAACAAATTAAATTATAGTGAGAATTCCTTTTCTAGGTCTTCTACTTCAACTTCTTTGTTATCATCAACTACATCTTCTACTACTTCATCTTCTACACTTTCTTCAAACGCTTGGTCTGGAGTCTGTGTCATAGTTTCATTATTAACAGTGACACCATTTGCTGTTCTGATTTCATCAGCATTAGTATGATCAATGAATGTATCTTGTGCATTTGGGTCTGACTTGAACTTAGTTGTTCTATAGATGTTTCTTTCTTCACCAGTCTCCTGATCTACACTCTTGCAGATTACACCTGTCTGACCAGCCATCTTTAGATTACGGTCATCACCTGTAAAAGACTCTAGAACTACTATTCTACCTCCTGGCTTAGTATCAGCATCCCAACCTAATGATTGTAACACTTCCATTTGGCCCTGTAGCAGTGTAGATACAGCTTTCTTGTTTACAAAACCATTATTGATTGTGATTCTGTCTTGTACTAGTCTAATGTGACCATACTCTGCATTGTTTTGTGATTGTCTGATAACATTACCCATGTCATCAGCTACGATTGAAACTTCTTGATTTAAATTTTGCATTTTTTCTTGATTATTAAATTAATAAATGATTAATGTGTCTAACTATTAGACATCATCTGAATGGAAATACGGGTCTTCCAACTTTTCAAACGCCTCCATCTCATCTAAGGCTGGCTCAAACTCTTCTATAAACTCTATAGAATCTTTGATTTCCTTAGGTGTTGTTGTACTGGAGAAGCTGTTATAAAAAGGATTACCCACTTCTTTGGTATAGGCTGAACTTAATCCATTTAGATCCTGCACCTCTTGATCTGTAAGAGAGAGATACTGTTCTAATGAACATTCAATTATTCTACCATTGGGCAATTGTACTATCATTTTACTAATTTAATACTAACAAAAGTAAAATAATAAATTGCTCTGAGACAATAATAATTAAATATCTTGGTTCAAATTCAAAAATAAAGTGCAGTATAATAGCTAACGCTTAAATTATGTATAGCTTTCTACCAACTCTCTTTATGTATTTATGTGCTTTTAACTCTCTAATGTACCTGCTGACTGTGTCAGGCGTTACATTTAGAGTATCAGCTAGTGTTGACAAAGAAGGAAAGCAACTTCTCTCTTTGTCTGCATAACAGGATAGTAATGAATACAATCCTTTTGCTTGTATACTTAAGCTTGGATCAGATATAACCTTTTGGGTTACTATTCCAAACTTATAGTGTGTCTTGTTCTTGTACATGATCTTTTAATAGTCTAAGTAAAGCCATATTGGTATCTAATTCTTTAATTAATTCTATATCTTTAAGGAAGTACTTCTGATTCATATAAGGACCAAAACCGGTTTCTTCACCAGTCTTTCTCCATTTGTTATACTCATCTCTTATGAGTTCTGATGATAGTCTAGGCATAATTTGATATTGGTTTATCTGTATCAAGTATATCAAAGTATTTAATCTCATCCACGTCAACGTATGTTAACTCCATTGGGTTGATTGAATCTTTGAATGGTCTGAGCACACCATCAGCATCATGATATAATAGTTCTAATTCTAGTGTTGAACGAAATGGATTGTATGGCTCAGTACTACTCCAACCTCCATCTCCTATAACTTTGGCATATACATAGCCATTACCTGGATTAAGTTTGAGATCATCTAGTATGTCCCATTCAAATTCACTTCCTGGATGATATGATCTAGGTTTAACAATACAATAGTCTCCTACTTGTAATGGTGCATACTCATCATCCATGTATGCAAGATGTAATATAGATTCTTTAGCATGATCAGTTAGATCTGTCATTAGTATAGAGAATATGTGATCAGTGTTCATGTGACCCTGTACATTTAGTATTTTATTAAGCAACTTCATTAGTGCTTGTTTTGATATGTTATAAGTATTTGGCATATATTTAAATTTAGTATTAGTATTTTGATTTATGATAGAGGGCACCTAACACCAAAACAAGTTAAGAAAAGGTATCAGGTGCCATATCAACTAACCACAATTAACAAAAACAAAAACAAGACCTAACTACTCATGTTATTATCTAACATAAATAGCTGGTGTTGTTAGTCTATTATCACTAATAGGTTTTTAATTAAACAGACACTTAAGTCTATCTAATAAGCTTTGCTTGGGTTTGAATCCGAACTGTTCAAAGGTCATTTCTAACACTCCTTCTTCAGCTCTGATATATTTATTTGCATGATGGGTAAACTCAATGTCACCCGTATACGTGTTTAATTCTACTGCATCCTCCTTAAATTTGAGGTGTGCTCTTTCTTCACTAAGATATCTTAATAAAGATTCATATTGTTTTTGATTCATGATAACGGATTTATTGGATTATTACTTTTCTTTCTACGCTTCCATCATCATAGATAAAGAAGACAGCCTGATTATATTTGACTACATCATTACCCCATAGATCTATTATCTTTACGAGTCTCCTATACTGGTATGTTTCAGCTACGTCTGTTAACATGCATGATTCACTGAAGTATTGATTGTTATCAAGAACAGCAGGATACCAAGTATTTGCTTGTGTTATATCATACACATTTATACATTCCAAGCCTGGATTGTTGAATGCATGAAGTACTTCTATCAAAGGATTATTGCTTAGATCAAGTTGTGTAAGCTGGTTATCATTAATATCTAAAATCTTTAAAGCAATATTATTACTGAGATCTATACTTGTTAATTGGTTATCCTGAACACTCAGGCCTCTTAAACTAAGGAAGTCTTCTATGCCTGTTAGGTCAGCTATACCTTGACTATATATTAATAGATTTGTTATGTCACTTATGTTAGATGTAGTGACAAAGTCATCATTTGGTATTCCGTTACCTATACCAAGATACTCTAAGGCAGCCTCAAAGTTATCATCTGGTACATATGTTTGTTGTTGTGCCATAGATATTAATGGCATGAATAAGATTATTAATAGTTTTTTCATAATTGTTTTTGTTATTTAGTTAGAGATTATTTGATTAAGATTCCGGGTACTATGTCTATTATCCTATAGAGAGAGAGACAAAGACTACCCTTGTTGTATTGTTGTGTGTAATAGTTACACTTGTATTGTTGCTAGCTATATATA